ATATATTACATTTGATGCTGTTCCATTATAGTTTGTAGATAAATCATTTGCATTTCCTTCAAAAGTATATGCTGCAAGACAACTAGTGTCACCTAAAACTTGTAGAGTATTAGCTGTAGTTGTAGTTTCGTTATAAAGAGTTGTAATTTCTGAAGGACTTGCTTCTTTATTAAATATTCGCACTTGGTCTATTAAGCCATCATAATTTGTTGTCCACGTAATACTATCCCCTATTAAAATATTTTGACTTGTATTAGTTGTTGAAACCGAGCCTGTACCAACTTCAACGGAATTTAAATATAATTTTACAGTAGAACCATTAGAGGTTAAAGCTACGTGATACCATTGGTTAATACTATACGAATTGCCAGTGTAAGTTAAATTAGTCCCTGTCCCGTTTATCATTCCGTAAACATTTCCACCTTGCAAAGCTATTCCTGCGCCAGGATAAGGAGAACTAGAATTTGTTTTATCTATAAGTAATCTATAATTTGAATCACTAATGTCAGAATTAAACCATAACGACCAAGTAAAATTATTACCTACATTTTGATTTAGCCCTGTATCTATATAGCTATTACTCCCATTAAATACAGCACCTTTACCAAACTTGCCGGTAGAGTCAGACGTATCATTAGCGTTGTCTTCAAATCTATATAATGCCGTAGATTGCGTTGTACCCCCATCTAATATCTGTGTAGTATCTGTAGTACAAGCTACGCTACCGGTGTTAATAATTTTTTTACCTAACATTAATCGTTAAAGTTATAAGTATATTTTAATATTGATTCAACAGTTGTAAGTGCTGCAACTTCTGCTTCTATAGCAATAACTTTATCTCTAATAGATTTTCTAGATGCTAATACAGAATCAGGTATAGCTGTACCCAACTCCGCTTTTCTGCTTGAGTACCAGTCAGTTGGAGACAATAAATTATTAGCATCTCTTTTAACACTAGAAATAATATCTGCTTTTAATTTATCTTTATCATATACAGATTTAGTTTCTTCTGTTTTATTGCCTTCTTCGTCTTCTACTTCAACTGTATATGTAGCATCAAAATCAATATTACTTACTGTATATGTAAATACTTTATTATCAGCATCCCAAAATATTTGAGATAACTGTTGTGTTACTTTGTCATATTCAGGAGTTACAACATCATAAAAACCGTAGTCTTCTTTATTTGTAATTTTCCTAAAATTTATATGATACCCTTTATCGTCATTCCATTCATTTGGAAGTCTAGTAAAGGTTTGTATTGTTCCTGATTTTTCTATTGCTATCATTATGTTGCTTCTTTTGAAATTGACAACCAATACTGTCCGGCTGCTGTTTTGACAACTTGTATTAAGTTTGCAACAGAACCGTCATATGTACCTGCTATTATTTTAGTTCCTGAAGGCCATGTAATTGCGTAGTCACCAGTTAATACAAGATCTTTTACCATACCTATTTCATCATTTGCATAGGTAAATGTTGTAGCACCACTAAGTGTTTTTGTAAATACTTGTGCTACATCCCAATCTATTGCTGTCCCTGACAATGCAGAAGACGCTGTAAATTCTACCCCTAATTTATCATAAGAAACAGAATCATCTGATAATACACTGCTTGTTACTTTTGTTATTGCCATATTACGTATTATATCTTATTATTACTATTCCTGAACCACCAGTTCCACCACCTGTAACACTATCAGCACCACCGCCACCTCCTCCAGTATTTGCTGTGCCTGGACTACCACCAGCTTGTCCACTGTTTGTAGAACCTCCACGACCACCGCCTCCATTTCCACCTTGTCCGTAAGTTGAGCTACTTTCAGCAGCACCTCCACCGCCTCCAGCATAATATCCGCTGTTAGCTCCAGTTCCAGTTGCAGTTGCCCAAGTTGTAAATTGTCTTCCTACACCACCATTACCACCTGCGCTAGTAGTACTATCACTACCTGCAGCGCCAGCGCCACCACCACCTGCTCCCTTCCAGCTTCCTCCACTTACTCCATCACCCCCTGAATTTCCTTGTCCTGCTATTCCTGCCCCTCCAACCGATCTAGGAGTTGGAACTGACGAACTAACAGACATTCCACCACCACCAGAGCCACCTGAAGTAGCCGTGTATGGAGTGTAATTTGGACTACCATCAACTTTACTTCCCCCACCACCACCGGTAGCAGTTATTGCAGTAAATCCAGACTTAGTCATAGAAGAGCTACCGCCATTTCCAGGTGTTACCCCATATCCTGTTGCGCCCGCACCGCCTGCACCAATTGTAATAGTATAATTACCGGTTGAAGTTACAGTACCTGAAGATTGTAATAAACCTCCTGCACCACCTCCACCGCCGCCATCAATACCTGCACCACCGCCAGCGGCTACTATTAAATATTCATAATCACCCGCGGTAGTAACATTTAATGTTCCAGAAGATGTAAATTTATGATATTTTTTTCCACCAGATGTCGCTTCTGTTCCACCCGAAGCAACCATATTACTAGCCACTACACTAACATTTTCAGCAGTCCATCCTTTAGTAGAATCTTGATAAACTAAGTTTACAGTAGAATTATTAGTATTATTTTCAAAATCATCTGTAGAACCTTGAATTTTTTCTGATCCATTAGCTGAAAAAATAACTTTATTAGTCGCAAATGTTCCTGCATAGTCTTGAACAATAACTTCATTACCAACAACTCCTACTGGTAAACTAATTGTTATTTCATTTGATGTAGTATTAACAAAATAACCCTTGCCCGCTGCGGCAGTAAAATTAGAAGTTTGTATAGTGGACTGCCAGTCAGTACCTAAACCTCCATCTATTAATTCAGATTTTACTTTAGTTTGTGCCATACTAAGTTATTTCATCCCAAGACGTTGTGCCTTCGTTCCATGTATATACTTTACCATCACTGGGATATTCTACAGGTGGTTCCCATACGCATTTATTAGAATCTAATGTCCAGCTAGCATAAGGCTTAGGTGCTATAAATGCATCTCTTGCATAATCATAAGTATATCCTATACTAGCATAATTTTTTCTAAATGGCGTACCACCATCTTTATGTTCACCTGCTATTGTATTATAAGAAGTTCTTTTACAAACTTGCTCACGAATATTGCCATAATGTATTTCCCAGTTTGTAGGGCCTTCTGTTTCATCTTTACCTACTATTACTTCAGTAACGATATTTTGCATGTTTAAAAAAGCGTAATGTGCCATATTTTAGTTAAATTGTATATTTCCTGTTCCTGCTGTAAATACAGATATTTTATAACTTCCTTCTGTAAATGGAGAGCCACTTGATTGAGTTAATCCTCCTGGAATTGTGGCTGTGTAATTTGATGGGTATCTAATTATAACAACACCGGATCCTCCAACTCCTAAAGTTTGATTACCTCCTCCGGAAGCACCACCTCCAGTATTAGCAGTAGCATTAGTACCAACAGTACCTTTACCACCTCCTAATGAATTAGCACCAGCACTACTAGTATATCCCCCTCCACCGCCACTAGCATAATACACATCCGAACCAGATACTTGTCCTACTGATGCTGTTGCCGCATTTGTAGTACTTAATATTAAATTTGATTTGCCAATACCACCGGTACCGCCATCGTTGCTAGCTCCATTACCGCCAACAGCACCAGCACCCCCACCAGCACCAGCACCATATCCAGAAGCACTACCAGTACCTCCTGCATATCCTTCAACAGGTGTATAACCTCCTGCATTTCCAGCACCACCACCACTTGATTGAATATAACTTCCACCACCACCTGATCCACCAGGACCTCCTGGTTGGTAATTATTTGGATTGTTTCCAGACCCACGACCCCCACCTGATGAAGAAATAGTTGCAAATGTTGAAGTTGATCCTACATTACCCATTTGATTAGTGCCAGGTGCAGCTCCTCCAGCCCCTACTGTAACAGCATAATTAGTTGCTGGATCAAGAATTAATGCAGCAACGGAACCATCAGCATAAGAAGTTCTATAACCTCCTGCTCCGCCGCCGCCGCCTCTACCACCAGTAGTACCACCTGTTGCTCCTCCTGCGACTACTAAATAATCTGTAGTTACTACAGGTGGATCATCAGTTAAATTATCAGCAGTCCATCCTTTTGTAACATTTTGATAAATTAATCTTACAACAGCATTTTCAATTGTAGTTTTAGCATTAGTGCTTCTTCCTTGTATTTTTTCGCTACCATTTGCATCAAATATAATTTCATTTGTATCAAACGTACTTGCATAATCTACAAAATGTATTTCATCTCCAACACCTCCAGCTGGTAAACTGACTGTTACAGTATTTGACGAAGTATCAACAAAATATCCTTTACCTGCAGCTGCTGTAAAATTTGACGTTTGTATTGTTGATTGCCAGTCAGTACCTGTTTCTAATGTTACTGCACCAGTTAAACCATTAACAGAAGTTACTCCTTGATTACCAATTGTTATAGTACTAAAGGCCATAACCTCAATAGTATAACCATTTTGAGGCGCTGTAGTAAATGTCAGTGTTGTACCTGATATACTATAAGTTGATTTTTCCTGATAAACACCCTGTATGAATACAAAGGTTTTAACCTCATCATCAATTGTTTGTGATAATGTAAATGCTGTTGTAGAGCCATTACCAGTAAAGTTATTTTGATTTAAAGATGAAGTGTTAACTGCTTTTATATGAACAACTTCTATAGCAGTACCGTTCGGTGGAGCGGTGGAGAACGTTAATGTACTGCCAGAAGTTGAATAATTACTTTTACTTTGATATACGCCATCTAAATATACTTGTGTAGCATTTTCATTACTAATTGACATAGTAAGTACATATGCTGTAGTTGAGCCGTTACCGGTAAAACTATCTCTTGCAATAACCCCTGATGTAGATACCATGTGTATAAGCTCTACAGATGTACTATTACCAGGAGCAGTAGACATTGTTACAGTACTACCACTTGTTGTATAATTATCTTTAGATTGATAAACACCGTCTATATATACTTGGACATTGTTTTCATTAGCAATAGCTGTAGTTGTATCGAATGTAACATCTGAGCCATCACCTGTATATACATTTTTTTCAATTGTAACAGTACCGCCACTACTGCCCCCTGTTACATTAATAGTTTTAACAGCACCACTTCCAGAAGCCGTAACAGCGTCTCCTGTGAAGTTTAAAGTTGTAGCTGCTGTAGAAAGTGAACTGCCTTCTTCTTGTACTGTTATAGCACCACCTGTTACATCAATTGTTTTAGTAGCTCCTGAACCTGAAGCAGTAACAGCCGCACCTGTAAAATTCAATGTTGTTGCAGCAGTTGATAATGAAGATCCTTCTTCTTGTACTGTTATACCACCGCCTGAAGCAGCAATAGTAACTTGTTGTGCATCATTCCTGGTAAGTGTTACATTCGTGCCTGCAGTAAGTTGTACTGTAGAATCTGTACCGTTGGCGGCATCTAATTTTAAATCTACATTATTGCCATCTTGTGTAACATCTATAGAATATGTATCACCAACAGTACCCGTACCAAATTTAACATAGCTACCCATAAGTGAATGAGCACTACACTGATAAAATAGTATAGGGGGTGTAGCTGTTGTAGGTATAATTTGTGTGTATGCACCTGAACTTCCAGGAGTACCATTTGTTGTTACGCCTGTTGTATAAGCAGTTGTTTTTGCAGCATCTTCATAAAACCTGAGAGGATGAGTAGCATTAGAACTATCTGCTTGATCAAACTTGTATGTATTGCCAGGTGTAAATTCTAAGTATGCTCCTTCAACACCATCTATAGTATAACCTGAAGTACTGCCATTACCATATTCTGGATGTGCAGTAGTTTTAGTTACAACTTTAACTACAAGAGTCTGAGCAGCATCAGTATGTGCTATTGCCCGATGACCGGAAAGCTCTAATGGCGACTTAAATTTTAGACCCATGTATTAAATTTTTTGTATAAGTACTCTTATATCATTTGTGGATGGTGCCACTGTAAATGCAATAGTTACATTATTTGTATCTGTTCTTACAACGTCTGCTATAACAGTATCATAAGATGAATTATCATATAACTGTACAATTACATCTCTAGACCCAAGTGCATGGTTTACTGTATACGAAGTATTAGATCCATCACCTATATTGGCTGAAAATCTTTTAAGTGATACAAAACCACTCGCTACAGAAAAGTTATTTGAATCATAACCTGAAATACCTTTTACAGTAGCTCCAGATGTTGCTGCTGCAGTTGCTAAATCAACATTAGATTGTACAATTGTAAAGCTAGCAAGCGCAGGAGTTGATGCAGCTGCTATTGCTACTTCAACTATAATTAAATCACCAACTCTAACTTGTTCTCCTAAAAAACTACCATCAGCAGTTACAGTATATGTATCTCCTTTATCACTAGCAATGTTAGAACCTCCTGTTAATGCAGGTGAATTAGTTGACGCATTATACGCACCTTTGTATTCTAATAAACCTGTTGCAACAGTATCTACATATGCTTTAGTTGCAGCATCTTGTGCGCCAGTAGGATCTGTAACATTTTGTATTCTTGCGTTAATACCTGTAGTTACAAAATCATATATTTGATCTCCTGTAGCAAGAGCTGTTCCTGCATTTGCCACAGCACCTGTTACAACTGTTAATGCCGGTATTGGACCGGTTCCATTAGCTATAGTAAGTTGCCCTGTTGTTGCACTGGTTACAGCTGTTAAATCTCCACCAGCACTTACAAATGCAGTACCATTATAAAACTTAATAACGTTATCTGTAGTATTATAATATATTTGGCCTGCAACAGGTGAAGACGGATCCGAAGATGCAGTCTGTATTACAGCCTGTTGTAACTGATTTTTATTTAGATCGAGATTGTTTAAATATTTTATTGCCATTTTTTTTTAGTTTAAGTAAGCTTTACCTGTTATAGATGAGGTAAAGGTTATTACGATCTGATTTGTGTTGTTATATGTTACGGCTCCTACAACTATGTTGTTTGAATCATCTACTACGGTTACACTAGGAAATTTATCTAAGTTATGATTTATTGTCCAAGTATTACTTGCCGAGCCTTGAGTGAATATAAATGTTGTATCTGTAGTATCATTTGAAAATCCCGACGGTGCTATACACGTTACACCACCAACTGGATCACCGGCACTTCCTCTATGTGTTAAAGATAATAAATATGCATTTGTTAAATCTGTTTTAGCACTAACTTCATATATTGCATAGCTTGTATTACTGGATGTATCTACATCTGTAATTCTAATTAATTGATTTGTAAATAATCCTATTACAGGATTTATATCAACTAAATTTCTATTATATCTGCTAACTGCAATACCGGTTATATGTGCCCATCCAAAAGCAGAAGGTGCACTAGAATCTACTTGATATCTAAATTCACCAGATGCTAATGTATTGTTTACATATTTACCTGCATAATTATATTGTAATCCAGCTCTAAGAGGATCTGCACCACCTGTTTGTGCAAAAAATGCCGCAATAGTTTCAATCTGATATGATTTACTAGCATTATTGCTACCAACATCTGTTCCTACTAGTTTATCGCCACCAGTGATAGTGGTATCTAATGGAAGTTGTTGTATTCTTGACATTTATTATGGGTAATATGATTGATAACCTGCAAAATGAGATAACACACCTGCACCAAGACCAAAAAATTGGTATCCAGCAGACGGTATTGCATACGCAGAAAATCTTACATATGTAGGATTAATATTGTTGGTTATTTCCATATCATATTGATAATTTCCAGTAGGAATATTACCACTTGGAGAAGTAGGATATGGTCGCCAATATTTACTATTATTATTATTAGTAGAAGTAAATGGCTGAGAAAAATTACTCAATGTTACAGTCCCACTTCCTGAGCCTCCAAAAGAATCATGGTAAAGCACAAAAGATGCGTAGTTAGATAAAGCAGCCCATGGAAAATTAGAAGCACTTATAACAAGTGTTATTCTAAATTTAGCACCTTGTGCCCATCTTAATTGGCCATTTACTGTAGTTGTATTATTTACAAGAACTGCAGCAGTTAAACCGGCATTAATATATACAGTTTGTACCGCGGGGCCAGCAGCCTGCGTTAAAGTTCTAGATGTAGGTACTCCCCCTGCTAATGTAGTATTCCCTGTAGGAGATATTGTAACACTTGGAGATCTTCCAGCAGCACCATAACTATTATTACTGCCTATTGAAATATTAAAAGCTTGGCTTGCAGAACTTAATGACTGAGCTCCCAGTGAACCAGCACCATTTGCTCCTGTTAAATTAAATGTAGAACCTACATCACCACCAATATTTAATACTCTAGTTGCGCCTGCATTAGATACAGTTGAAGTATCTGCAAAAGCAAAAGAAGTCACAGTTGTGGTATTAGGATATATTTGCTCATGTCCTAAATACATACTTGGATCTGCATGCCCCAGCTTTGCGGTTATTGCTTCGTGTCCTAGATTAGTTGGCATATTAAGTAGCTATTATATATAATGTTTTAGGATCATACTTATCTATTTGATACCCTGTAGTATCTGTATTTGTATATGCAGAATCCATTGTTATAGTAAGTGCAGTATTTGATGGTACTGCGGCTATCGTTCCTTTAGACCTAGTTGTATTATTAGATGAACCAGTAACATAAACTACGTCACCAATACTCCAGCCTGTAGCTACAGAATTAAGACTTGTAAATGCAATAGAGCTAGCACCTGATGATGCCGATGCAGCACCTCCTGTTCTTTTTAAAAGATCATACTGTGCTTGTGTGCCTCTCCAAAATTCTAGTAGGTTATTTTTTTTGTTTCCGGTCGAACCTAATTCAAAGGGTTGACCACCTATTATTTCTGTTAAATTTGCCATTTTTTATTTTTTTTTTATCCAAACTGTATAGTACCTGTTCCTTGAGTAAATTGTGTTACTTTATCTGATCCTACAGTAGCTGTTGAAAAAGTTAATCCTCCTCCGGGATTAGATATAGTTAAGTTGCTTTCATAACGTAAAATTACAATACCAGAACCTCCATTTATTCCTGTAATGTTTGAAACATATCTACCTGATCCTCCAGCACCACCACCTGTATTTACAGTTCCAGATTGGGCATTTGTTTGGGCAGTTCCAGCAGCTTGATAACCAGAAGCGCCATTACCACCACCTCCAGATCCACCAAACCCTCCTCCAGCACCATTATAAACTGTATTATATCCGCCACCACCGCCACCACCGGCACGAATAACAGATGTTCCGGTTATTGTTGACGCCACACCCGGGCCTCCGTTGCGTACAACACCATTTGTTACGGTTTGAGTAGGTCCAGGTCCTCCTGCACCACCTCCACCACCACCAGTTCCTCCATTTTGATAGGAAGGTGCGGTCCCGTAGCTCCCAATAATTCCTTGATTAGCTGTCCCCGCTCCTAATGTACCAGCGTAAATAGTACCTGATTCAGGCTGTGTACAACCATTACCACCACCAGATCCTCCGGCTTGTCCATTTAACTTTAATAAATTAGATGAAGTACTAGCATATACAGAACTAGAACCACCACCACCACCACCTATAGAGGTTATAGTATGAAAAACAGAATCTTGTCCATTAGCACCTTTAAAGGCATCTGCACCATTAACACCGCCTTCTCCTACAGTCACCGTAAGGTTTGTTGAGGGTGTAATTGTTAATGAATTTTCAGAAGCACCATTACCTCCGGAAGGTTCATTATTCCAACTTGAACGATAGCCACCAGCACCACCACCACCAGAAAAAATATAACCTGTAGAGTTAGATGATCCACCGCCGCCACCTCCGGCAATTACTAAAAAATCAACAGTAGCATTATTTACAAAAAAAGCATCAGTGCCCTTGTAACCATAACTAATATTAGTTGTTGATTTATATAAACGTCCTCCGGAAATTTGAGTACTTCCTTTATATAATGGCATAATATTATGGTATTACAAAATAAAGTGTATTAGCATCTTTAGACCCTAGAGCTGCATATTGTGAAACTGTTCCTGTCCACACTAACGCATTAGCTGTTTGATTTTGATCATCTACAGAAATAGCCGTTTGTATTGTTTGTGGATAAAATGTTGAGATGTCTGGCATAATATTATGTTATTATCCAACCAAATGTACTATTTACATATATACATCTAACTGGTTGATTACTGTTTATTGTTATTGATTGACTTGAACCCTCTATAGTAGTACTAGCAATAGTCACTGTAGCAGTACCTGTTCTTTTAAGCACGACTTCATGGCCCGCTTGTAAACTAGTTGTTGGTAAAGTCACTGTATAAGTACCACTACCTGATAAAGCATTAACTGAGTTAATAGCTAAATTAGCAGTTCCTGTTATTACAGCACCGGATGCATTTGTAATTCCTAAAAGTCCAGCACTTGGTAAATCTATTGTTAGTCCCATTAGCTTATTCCGTTTACGATCCAACCATTAGTAGCATCTGAATAAAACAGTTCAAATGAAGCTGTTGATTCATCAAGTACAAGTGATGTAGATCTCATTATTTTTTCTGACCCATTTGGGTTTACTGTCCATACATAAGATGAAGCTGCATATCCACCAGTTGAATTAAGTGATGACATGTTTGTAAATCTTATGCTACTCCCCGCGGCACCTACTGGTAAACTTACTGTTCTATCAGCAGATATTGCATCTAATATATAGTGCTTAAAGTTTTCTACAGTTGTGTTTGTAGTTATAGCACCACCGTAAGCATATCCTTGTTTGAGTATAACTTGCCCATTAGCAGGTGCTGTAATTTGTAAATTATCAAAATTTATAGAAGCTACAGCAACATCGTTATTACCACCAAAATCATAAGTCGCACCATTTGCAGATGCTAATATGTTAAGGGCTGAATGTGATACAGCTTTAGTAGCTGTGTCATATTGTAAAAAATTATTTTTTGCAGCATTAGGTATAGTACTTAATTTAAATGTTTCAGAATCTACATTAAATGTACTTGTATGAAGATTCATAGTACCATAACCTTGTCTACCAAAAGTAAGAGTAAATGTAGTAGTATCATAAGCAACTACTAAATATATATTTACTGACTGATCAAGTATTTGGCCTCCTGCTGAGGGAAATGCCGTTGAATACGTGCTTTCTACAAAATATAACTTTTGTCCTGATGGTATATTAGAATGTATACTTGCAAAATTTGTTCTGTTAGCACTTACTATTGTTATAGAAGTTGCACCTGTAGAAATTGCTTGTGCACCTGTAAGTGTGGCCGGTGAAGTTACAGCCTGGAATAATGCTCCAGCTGCGTTTTGAGTTCCATAAAATAATCTACCCATTGATATATTACCCGTAGGCCCTGCTAGTGTTTCAGTAAGACCCGGTATTGCTTCTGCAACACCTGATGATAATTCTGGTAAACTATAATAGTTACCGTCTATTTTTATAGCAGTTAAATTACCTTGATTTGATAAACTACCAACTGATACATTACCAGATACTTGTTGTTGTGCTAAAGCATTACCAGAAGAATCCTGTAATTGTACACCTGTTGAAGAAAGCACAGATCTTGTGCCATCTGTATTTATAGCAGTAACTGAGTTTTGTCCTATTACTGTTCTACCATTATTAGCAGTTGTATCTGTATCTCTTACAATGTCTTGTGTAAATCTGGTATTATTAGATATTACATTTGTACCATTGCCACCTATATTTAAATTAGTACCGTCTGTAGTTAAAGTAACATTTGGATCTGTATCACCAAATTCAATACTTCCTTCAGTATCTTTAATTTTTATAGGCCCATGTACTGTAAGTGATTGAGGATCTGTATCAGGAGAATCTGTACCTATTACAACATCTCCTTCAAGTGTTAAATTACGCGTTATTTTTAAACTACCAACTATTTGAGTTTCAACTTGTTGTGCTCCCGTTAAAAACGTAAATGATGTAAATGCTACTTGGCCACCTGTATATGTTTCTCCAGAGCCGAGCGTTACATTAAAACACCATTCAGTATATTTATTGCTGCCTGATGTTACATACTTGCTGTCATTTGCCGCCGGGCTATCACTTGTAAGTGTACCTGGATTAAATGATGTTACAGTACCTGTATAAGTAACACCTCCAAGTACTCCTGTAAATGTTGCTGAATTATCTGCAAATGCTTGGAAATCAAAATCAACACCAAAAGCACCGTCATTATAATCACGTATAATTAAAAAAACTTGGCCTGTGCCAAGCGTGTTTAAATAAATATCTGCACCCGTATTTACGGTGCTACTTTTTAAAACGACATTAGTTAATACAGATCCTGCAAGTGTTCTAACCTGTGCTTTTTCAAATGCCGTACCTTCTCTATTTACAGAGAGTGCAAAACCTAAAGGCACTACATCAGGTATAGCGGCCGTTGTTTGGTCACCATTTATAAAGGCCTTTAAGTCATTTATAGTATAATTTTTAGTAGCTAATGCAGAATTTGAGCTTGCATCAGTTCCTAAAAGTTTATCAGATCCTTCAATTGTAGAATCTATTGTATATGAACCAATTCTTGCCATTATTTATTTTTTAATAAAGTTCCTTTAGCAGCGTCTTTAGTTCTTTTAGTTATAGGCTGCATTGCTTTTTTTTCATCACCGGGTGCTGTATTAATGCTTACGCCCGGTAAAACGTCATAAAGATGTATTTTTTTCTTTTTCATTTTATTTATTTTATCCGTTAGTTATAAGTGCAGCAACTACAGCGTTAACTTTAATAACGTCACTAGTAGCCCATTTGTATTCTTGCTGTAATCCTTCAGGAGCTTTTAACATGATTATAGGGTAATCTGCACCCGATTTAGTTATTGTCATAACTGCAGTAACGCTATTAGGTCTTACTTTTACATCGTATACTAATTTAGCTACATCAGTTTCATATGTGCCGTCAGCTTTTTTGGTAGGTCCGTTAGACATAAAGTCTCTTAAAACAACACCTGTTATTATATCACCATTGCCTGGGTCAGATGCAGTATAAGTTACTTCTCCTGTTGTAGAACTTACTGTTGGTGTAACTGTTAATATTGCCATTTGTTTTTATTTTTGTTTGTTAAATTTTTTAATAGCTTGGCTATATACTTTATCTATATAGCTTTTCCTTTTTAATATCGTATTTCTTTTTGATGACTCAGGTATTAACTCTTCACCTATTAACATTTTATATATTCTGTTAATAAGCATTTTACCTTTATAACTTACTTTATATTTATTGTGGTCGCCTAATCTTCCTACCCCAGTATGAACTTTATTAATCCATTCATCTTTTTGTAATCTATAAAATCTTGTTTTATCCCACGAATAATATATAGTACCGTTTTTAAAATCTTCTATTGTAAAGTATTTTATAGGATCTAAATAAAACAATAATTCTAAATCCGAAATAGAAAGAGCATTATTTTTACATGCCCACCTGGAAACTAATCTGTAGTTTTTTAAAAAGTCTACTTTAATTTCGCCTCTTTCTATAAAATCAGAGCGGTCCATTACAATACAGCTATTACATCTTTTATTGTAATTACTTTATAAGTAACGTCTTGATACTGAATGTCATGCCCTGCTACGCGATCAAATATTATTTGTGCGTTTTCTTTTATAATATCGGGCCCAGATGAAATAACAATAGCTTTTCTATATCTTGTGTCATCTCTATGCTTTTCAGCAAGTTCAAGACCCCCATCTGTTTTTACAATATTTTCTAATATTTCTTCTACTATTATATAACTTCCAATTGCTTTCATTCTTCTCTTACATTTGAAATTACACAATCAGTTGATAATATAGTAGTTGCAACAGATATTGCATTTTGAAGAGCTGTTTTAGTTACAAGAAGTGGGTCTATAATACCTATTTCTAAAAACTTTTTTCTACAGCCGCAAGTAACATCTATGCCTTCACCCCAACTATGTAATGTAGTTTTAGGGTCTAAGCCTGCATTTGTGAGTATTTTGGTAAATGGAGCAGCAAGTGCATTTTTTAATATGTCTATGCCTTTTAATTCGCCTGCATTTAATTTCATTTCCCAATCTATAACAGCAGCGTGCGCTAGAGCAGTACCGCCACCTGGCAGTATACCTTCTTTTTTAGCAGCTCTTACAGCATGGATTGCATCATCTACTCTGTCTTGCTTTTCTTTAAGTTCAACTTCTGTAGCAGCACCAACCATAATAACAGAAACACCACCACTTAAAAGGGCTATTCTATCTGTTAAATGCTTAGTCATTACAGAATGATCTTCTTTAGCAAGAGCAGTTTTTAAATACTCGATACGTTCTTGTACTTCTTTACTTTTTTCTGAAACTACAAGTACTGTACCTTCCTTATCTGAAACGGCTTTATCTACCGAACCTAACATGTCAGGGGTGATTGCATCAATAGAATCACCCAGGCTCTCATCAAATACCTTAGCCCCGACAAGCAATGCTAGATCCTCCAGTACGTCTTTTCTTTTAAGTCCAAAACTAGGAGGGTCGATCACATTGACCTTAATATTGCCCTTTACTTTATTCATAGCAAGCGCTGTAAGCGGCTGTGTTTCTAAAGGTGCAATAAGGAGTATTGCTCTATTGGACTTAATAGCAAACTCCAGTATGTCTTGAATTTTTCTAACATTAGGAATGTCAGAAGCACTCATGAAGATGAGAGGATTTTCTAATTCACAAAGCTCTTTTTCTTTATTAGTATAAAAGTGTGGAGCTTTACAGGTACTTCCAATCTTAGTACCGTTTACATTTTCTATGTATGTATCGTTATTGGGAGATGTTTCCATTGTAACAATACCGTTATCGCCAGCACTTTCAAAAGCGCCAGCAATCATGCCACCTAGTTCAATGTCATTATTTGCTGAAATAATTGAAACGTCGTGCAGCATTTTAGCATCTACAGGTACTGCCTTATTAGTTATGTGTTTTATAACTTCTTTAGCAAACTTATTAATACCTAATTTAATATCTCTAAAAGAAAAATCATCTCCTTTTAGTTTATAATAAGAATCTATAATAGCTTTTGTAAGCACTATAGATGTTGTTGTGCCGTCTCCGGCTACTGAAGCGGTTTTTTGCGCCGCTTGTTTCATCATAGAGACCGCAAGATTTTCAAGAGGATCTTGAAGGAGTATACTATTGGCAACAGTAACTCCATCTTTTGTAATATGTGGGTCTCCGTAATCATTTTCTATGATAACAGTTTTACCACTGGCACCGAGTGTTGATCCAACAGCATCAGCTATTTTATTTATACCGCTAAATAATTTATCTTTTGCACTCTTATCAAAGTGCATTTTCTTTACTAGCTTTGTTTTACCGAATTGTGACATTTAATTTGATTTAATTTAATTTTTTATTTTAGCAATTCCATTTACGCCTTGCTGCTCTACCTCTTTCCGAAGTCCAGCTTTTAGAACGTGCACAAAAAGATTTTCTTCTCTTTGCAGCTTTGCTGCCTTTTTTTAATTTTGATGGAGGTGTGGTAACTGCAGTTTTAAGTTTACTGCCCGGGTTGTCTTTTCTATATTTGGCAACCCCTTTAGCGGTCATACCGCCGCCGGCTTTTTTACCAGTTCCTCCTTTTTTATTTACTTTAGCATAATAGCCTAAAGATTTTTTCTTTGAGGGAGCAGGTGGCTTTTTTCTTTTGATTGGCATATTATTCTTTTTTAGTTCCTTTTCCATCATTACCACGGTTTGCTTTTACTGTTTTAAACTTACCGTCTTTATGATCATAGTCTTTACCTTTTAAATTACGTCCAGCTTTTTTAGCAGCTCTTCTTCTTTTTTGGCTGTCTGCTCGCTTTTTCTTCCTATCAGGAGAATTTGCATAAGCTAGATCTCTTTTAGCCTTAGCTGCTCTTGCTTTAAACGATAATTTAGTCATCTAGTCCTTTTATTCTTTTTTTTGCATATTGTATGTCATCAAAATCCATGGCCGCTTTAAGGATTATTTTATCCATAACATCATCTTGATTTTTTAACATTTCTCTTTGCAAATCAATAACCATTTTTTCTAAATCGTCTTTAGCTTTATTTAAATGGTCTATTGTTAATTGTTTCTTTTCAATATCACCTTTGAGTGCATTTATATCGTCTGGCTTGGTTCCAGTGATGCTCGATATTATTACAGGAATTGATGCCGCAATTGTTCCGATTAACATCATAACTACTTCTTTATTTGCATCCAACACTGGGTACTGTAATAAAGTAATTATTATTCCTATTACAAATAGAAACACAAATAATGATCCTGCATAAGATCTTAATTCTTTAGCCACGCCGTTTTTTGGAAGTAACATTTTTTTTTGCTTTAGTAGTTTTTCTTCTTATCTGAGAAGTCTTTCTTCCCATTCCTACTCTTTTTTTCTCAGCTACTGCTTTTCGCTTTTCAGAGGAGGACATCTCACTCCAAGTTTTTACTGTTTTGCCGGACACTCTTTTTGAGGGCCTGCATTTTTTAGTATTTTTATTTTTACGTGAACCGCAAACATTACCTTTTTCGTCGGTCCACTTTTCTTTAAACCAACGTTTAAGTGCTAATCCTTTTTTAGTTTTTCTTACTGCCACGCTTGTGTGCTGTTTGAATTCCGAAAGAAGCATATAAAGAAGCCCCGGGGTGTTTTACAAATTTACCCGCATGCTTCATTAATTTATACCCCGCTCCCTTTTTCATCCAATGGTACCCGGCAGGTGCTTTAACTTTCTTATCTGCCATTATTAAGATTCTTTAATATCTAGCTTTCTGTATTTTTCAACATCAGATTCAGGTTTCATAGTTATTGAACCTGCTTCCATTTTAGGCATGCCTCCTTTAACTGCTTCCGCAAATTCTCCAGTAATTTTACCGTCGTCTACAGCTTTTTCTAGCTTATCATTAAATTCCATAGGTGAGTGCCCGTCATTTAAACCACTAGATTTTTTAGGAGTGCCGCATGCATGCACGTGAGATTTCATACCCGGGCCACCTAAATTTGCAGGCCCTATACCTGAATGTTTTACTATAGGAGAAGAATCTTCCATCTTATATGCCATTGAATCCATTTTATATAACATAGACTTTTGTAAAGTATTATCTTCTTTTTTTTCTATTTCAGCCGGTTTCATGCCTGCCGAAGCACTGGCTTTTTCGTTTGCTTTATCTTCGGGGGTTGAAATACCTCGCATCTTTCTTTTTCTTGCATTTATATTATTTGCGTTTGCCGCAGAAATAGAAGCTTTGTTTCTTTTTTTTCTTTCTTGTAGTGAATTTCTCATTATTTTTTCTTTTTACCGTGCATTTTTGGCATACCTTTTTTCTTAGTCATCCCTTTTTTCTTAGGCATTCCCTTAGCAGTCTTATGTTTTTTATACATTCCCATTTTCTTAGTACCTGGCATATCTTTATTATTTAATAGTTATTATTTCATTTTACCGCCGCGCTTACGGCACTTAGCAATATATCCCGATGCATAAGCAGAGGGGAATACATCGTATTTGGCTTTAGCCTTGTGATAGCACGCATCCTTCTTAGTTAAAGGTGAATGCTTAGTTAAAAAGCTTGCGTTCATTTCTTTTATATTGTTTTAGTTCATTATATAAGTGCTGTGCTAGGGTAACCTCAACTGGGTTTGTGTCGCACACGTCCTTAGTTATATCTTTAAACTCTTCGTATTTTATTTCATACGTCGTTTTCTTCGATGTTGCACAACTAGTCAGAATTGCAAGTGCACAACTTAGTATTATCTGTTTCATCTTGTGTGTTTGTTTGTGCTAGATGTATCTCAATCATAGCAGCAGTTAGTTTGTCCACAGCCTTACGTATCTCTTTTAGCTCGTTTCGGATACCATTGGCTTTAATGTGGGTATAGTCTTTACTCATTGTATTTGATTCAAATTGGTTAGATATATATAGGTTTTGTATTACACGTAACGTATTGAGTATCAGCGTTTTAGGAAAACCAATATAAAAAGGCCCGCACATATGACAATAAAACGTACATTTTACCGAATATAATGCAGCGGATTTTCCGTTTTGTCATGTATAGCAAAGTACGTCGCAAACTTAATGTGTTGATAGTCAGTACATTGCATTATTATTAGAGTTAGGGGAAAAATACTGTCATATTATCAATATTTTAACACTATTGTTGTGATATGTTCAAAGATTCAACACTATTACTGTATATATAATAATTTTACATTAATGAATCTTAGTACTTAATTTATATAATATTAATTATTATCATATATTCAATGAAGTTACTACTTTATTAAATTATTAATAGTATATATTATATTATAGTGCAATATTATTAAAAAGGGACATTTTGTATTGAATATTTAATAATTTATATAAAGTACGTTACAAATCCTATTATAATGTGATAATATAAATGTAACTAATTAAAAATAATAAATATGAGATTTCCAAATACATTTACAAAAGAAAATAAAATAAAATTTTATAATTCTAGAAAAAAAGAAATGTTAAAACAATTTAATAAATTTAAAAACACTAATAAAATAGAACATATTAATAAAATAAAAAATGAAATAGAAATTTGTGAAAATGAAATTATAAAATTAAATAAATAAAAAAGTACGTCACAAAATAAAAATAAAAGTGATAATATAAATGTAACTAATAAAAATATATAAAATGTCAAATTTAAAAAACTTATCAACAAATCATTATAAATCTAAAACAATTTCACATAAAAAATTAACCCTGTTAAAATCAAATTATATTGGATTTAAATTAACAGATTTATTAAACTTTAAATTTTATCACAAAAATCCAAATATAATAGAATTTAATTTAAAAGGTTTTTCTTTTATAAACAAAAAAAATATAACTGAAACTATATTAAATAATTTATAATAATAAAAAAATAAGTACGTCACAAAATAAATATTAAAGTGATAATATAATAAAATAAATAAAATATAATAAAATGACAAAAAGATTTTACCTTGAACTTGGAGTATTATTACATGAATTAAGTAAAAATACATTTGACTGTGACGGATTTGATAGTTTAGACTATAGACACAGAGAACATATAAGAAATATAATAGTAAATAAAACAGATGAAATATTAAATATGAATAATTATGAATAAAGATTATATAGAAAGATTAGAAATAAATATGGAAAATGCAAAAATGCTTGGAAGAATAGAAGGTATTGTATCAAACTTAAAATTATATTCCGATCATTTTGAATCAAAACCAATCAAATCATATTTTGAAAATGAATTAAATAGAATAAAAGAATCAGTAAATAATATAAAATTATGAAATTAACAAAGCAAATGATTAATGATAAGTTAAAACAAATTGAAGAATTTGAAAAAAAGTATGGTGAATGTACTAAATCTAGAGCAATAAAAAAATATTGCTTAGATAAACAATATAAAAAGCGTGTAGATCAATTTACTAAAGCAAGTTTAAATACAATAAAACATTATAGATTTCAAAACCTAAATAAATAATATGACACATAAAGAAACAGCAATCGAAACATTAGAATCTATCGCACACTGGATGAAAACCTCATCATTTGATTATGATTTAAAAGATTTAAACAAAGAATTTGCTTTAGTTCTACAAGATTATAAAATGTATTTAGACGATAAAAAAAATAAAAGATATGACAAAAGAAATAACAAGTAAAGAAGCAAATAAAATGTTATTAACGGCAAAAGTTGCTATACATTTACTAGAAACATTCGGCCCAGATTATGCCATTTGGCAAAATGCAAAAGCAAGTCACAAAGCTTTAAAACAAATTAAAAAACAATTAGAATTAATAGGATAAGTACGTTACAAATTAAATTATAATGTGATAATATATTAAAATAACAACATGAATAAATACTTTAACAACAAACCAAAATCACAAACATCATTTCAAATATATTATTCACCAAAATTTAAAATGTATGATTTTACAGTATTTAACTATAAAAAAGAAGTTATATACCATTATCATTTTTCAAACTTAAAAGATATAAATAAATTAATACAAGAATATAAATAAAATGAAAAAATTAACACACAACCAAAATTTAATTATTCTAGTATCACTTGAAAACTTTTTAATTGATGAAAAAAATCGTAATGTAAAATCAACAAAACAAATAGAAGAATTAATAAAAATATATAATAAAATATGTTTTAACATAAAATAAAATAACATGAAAACATTTGACAAATATAAAGTAAACTTAAAACAAATTGGCAACGACATATATTCATATGATACTCATGTTGCTGAAATTAAAGATGGCAAATTATACAAACTTAAATGGAATGTATATGGTATGACATCAAGCCCAACAACTTCTAAGCACATTAACTATGTAGCGCAAGAACTTAACCTTGAAATCGTATGAACAAAACAAGTGACTTAGATGAAATTGCAAACAACTTAGTTAAAGTTGTAAATGTAGGTATTGACCGCATGATATTGTGGGAAATAGACGGAACTGACATTGAAGAATTAGAAGACGATTATTTTAATGAAACAATATCAGATATTAAATATAAATTAATTAAAAAATTAAAAGAAACATTATGACAAAAAAATTACCAGATAATTGGTGGGATCTAGGTATCAACCCAGTTGTAGGCTTTAGAATTCCTAGAGCAAGCGAAGGTAAAAAACATAAAAGGAACGAAAGTGAATATCGTCCTGAAGATAATATAAAATGGTGGAAAGAAAATGAATAGTAAAATAATTAAAGAAGCAGTGGAGAGTGCATTTAATACTTTTATAGATGTAGAATCACGTAAACGAGAAATTGTTTATATAAGAAGTATATATTATAAACTTTGTAAAGATTTTACAAGTGAATCATTAGATGCAATTGGAAAGCATGTTAATAAAGATCATGCTACTGTATTACATGGCCTTAAAATATTTAATAATATAATCGATAACTTTTGGGAAAAAGAATTGTTTGATGTTTATTTAAATATAAAAGATCATATAAAAACTAAAATATCATTAGAAGTTAAAAGCTATGACCCTGATAAATTTTATAGAAATAAATATAGAGTTAAATTATTACAAAACAAAAAGCTTTATAATTATACTAAAGAATGTATTAGTAAGCTTGAACAAATGGAATATAAATATTCTAATACGTTAAGAACAAAACTTAATGATATAATAAATGATAAGAAGTACGTTACAAAACAAAACTAATAGTGATAATATAATAAAATAAAATAAAATGAAAAACTTACAAGATTACTTAGAAATTAAAACATTAATTGACAGAGTTGAAACAGTATCAGATGCTGAATGGCAAATAAGATATGCATTTGATAAAATAATTCCTCAACTATTAAAAGACGGCTTTGAAGCTGATGACATTATTAAATACTTAACTATTAAAGTATATGAAAATATTAACAAAGTAGATAATATAAATGTTGAAGCTGAAACAGTAGAAGCATAATTGCTATACACATATTAATTTTAAATTAAAAACAAATGAATTATTACAAATTATTAGAAGAAAAACTTAATATTACAATTGAGCAAGATTATAAATTAAGTGCGTATGACTTAGAAGTAAGCACATATTATACAGCTGATAACTATGATATATATGTTATGACAAACGATCCTAGTAATATTGATTGGGAAAATGATGTATATTATTATGAACCAAGCGCTGAAGATATTTTATATAGATTAGATGAAGTATCAAAAAACGGTGGTGCAATAGTATATATAGCTGATCTTGAAGAAAGATTGCCTGAAGACGAGATTAAAGAATGGCTTGAAGATAATTATAATATTGACGAAGATGAAGACTAAAATAAAACAAACAATTAATAATCAATTTCGTGTGTTATGGTCTGATAATAAAGGACTTAGGGGTGGCTATGAGGATTTTGATAATAAAACATTAGCTGAAAATTATATTAAAAATTTACAATATGAAAAACAAGTTTGATAACGAATATATTGATGGTCGTATTGAATCTATGCTTATTGCTAAAATTGCACATTATAGATTACAATTAAGAAATGAATTTAGAACAAGACACAATCAAAGATACCCTGAACTACATTATATTAGTGTTAAAGGTTCTATACGAGATTTAAGGGTGTGGAATAAAATAGCTAAATTAATTGATCACGGATTTGGTACACCATATTCTGTTTATATGGCCGAAAAACTTACAACAATATGACACAAGATCAATTGGAACAATTAGCAGAACTTATAACTCAAAAAATTATGGATGAGTTTGATAAGCGAATAGCTGAAAGATACCAAGCAGCAACACCTGAAGAATTTCATCATTCAATTGACATATTTGGTAATGTTAAGCATGTAAGTAAAAAAGATATATTACTTGCTCAATTACAACAGCTTGATGAAAAATGGCAAGAGTTATTAGAAGATGAAAAGTATGAATTATTAGTTGAGCTTAAAGAAATATACGAAAAAATAAAAAAAGAAATAGATAAATTATGAAAATATTGCTATACACAATTTTAGTAACAGCCACAATATATCATGCTGATCCTAAACAAACAGACTCAACACCATTTATAACTGCATCTAATCAAGTTATAGATAGTATAAATCCTGCAAAACACAGATGGATAGCTGTTTCGCGCGATTTAGAAGCACTTGGCTTTACGTTTGGTGCTTGTGTATTAGTTGAAGGTGCTGGTGCTGATATGGATGGCGAATGGCAGGTGCAAGATAGAATGAATAAACGCTGGGATATGCGTATTGATTTCTTAGTTAATAAAGAAATGAAATATGGTAAATGGAAAAATGTTAAATTAAAATTAATAAATTAAAATTATGAGAAAATATATTACAGAAAAATTAGAAGTCGATTCGCAAGCAATAAATCATATGGTATATGATTATGACCTTAACACATTAACAGTTAAGTTTAATTATGGTAAAGAATATATGTATTTTAAAGTACCATCAGATACATTTATTTCTATGAAATACAGTGAATCTATTGGCAAATTCTTTAATCATAAAATTAAAAAACAATATAACTTTGCATGAGCTTAGGTAAAATTGTTATACAAAACGAGGTATATTTAATAAATACCGATGTATCTTTGCATGTACAAGAAGATATTATAAACAAACTTTTAGCTCAATTTCCTCTATATACGGAATGGGAATGGTTTGATGAATGCAATATGAATGATGTTATATGAAGTATTGGAGGATATGGGCTAAAGCTTTAGGAGAAAAAGCAACAGATAATGCAGACTCTGTTGCCTTTGTACGTACATTATTAATAATGCAGGCTATCATTACAAATATATTAATATCAATAAATATTATAATTAATTGGTTATGAGCAGGTTACAGATATATAAACATTTAATAAGGAATAACATTTTTAAAATACGTGATAAAATAAAGGAAATACAAAAGCCTTTTAGAAAAAAACGTAAATGAAAAATTTTAATAAAAAAATATATTCTTTAAATATGCAGGACACTGCATTGCATTTACCTCAACATGAAATACCTATTGAATATTATAAAATGGCATCTAATATTGCTAATAGTTTTTCTAAAGAATACAATGCAATTGGTGTACTAGACCTTAATGATTTAACTCAGGAAGGTTATTTGGCTTTACTTATATCATGGCGTAATATTAAATGGCCTATTATAAATGATATAAAAAATAAAGTTGATAAACAAAAAGCTTTATCTAAATATCTTAAAAAAAGTATTACGGGTATTGTAAGAGATCGTATTAAAAAAGATGCAGACGGTGTTAATCTACCTGTTAAAGGTATATGGGATAATAAAGAAAAGAAAAGAATATCCGGAGGATTTGGTTATATTACAGCTTTGTTTCCTCAATGGTTTGATACTGATATAATTAATATGGTTGAAGAAGAAATATATGAATATGATTATGAAATATTAAGTGAGTATATAAATGAATGGGCCAGAAAGCATTTACCTAAATATCATTTAATGTTAAAGATGTTATATGGTATTGATGATATTTATTCCAAACCTAAGAAGATAGCAGAGATAGCAAAATTTTTTAGTATGCCAATGGAAAATGTAAAAAAACAAAAACAAAGATTATTAATAAAAATAAAAAATAACATGCAGGCACTCAAAGAGTTAGCACATTTCGTTGCTATACACGATATACGCAGTTCATCAGAAGTCCATAACTTTGCAGAAAAACATTTACAAATTTATCGTGATTAATGTCCCAAATATTATATTTTGCACTATAATTATTATGTACTTTATGAATAAATTTAAAACTAAATATCAATTAGTACCGTCTATTATAGATGAGATGCAATATATAAGAAGAGATAATTCTGAATCCTCTCATAAGGATCAAAATCTTAATTTTAAAAACCCTAATTATACTGCAAGTCATGTTAAAGCCGTGTCCGGCTCTAAATATATTGCTATTAAAACAGACAGATTATCAGGTAAAAATGTTAATACTGAAAAAAAAATTTATAAAAACGTTGAATCAAACAATGATGCATTCACCATATTTGGTAAGACACATGATATTAAGCATCGTAGATTATTTAAAAAGAAAGGTATTATCTACGATTTACTTAAGTAAGTACGTTACAAAATATGAAAGAACGTGATAGTATAGATGAAAACACAGAATACGTAATAGGTGATGGTATTATTACTTATTATAGAAATGGAATTTATGTTAATTATAAAATAATTGAATCTAATGAACTTAAAAGAAAAACTGAGTACGATACAGAATGAATTTAAATCTAAAAAATCAAGATATAATTCATTTGGAAAGTATAACTTCAGATCAGCTGAAGATATATTAGAGGCATTAAAACCTTATAATAAAAAATATAATGTACATTTTACAGTAAAAGAAAATTTAACTGTAATGGGCGTTGATTTTCCTATCATACATTCAACTGCTACAATAGTAGATAATGAGTCAGATGACTTTATTGATGCTACCGCAATAGTTGGTGTTGATCTTAATGCTAAAGGCCAACAAATGCCACAAAGATTTGGTAGCGCATCATCGTATGGTAAAAAATATGCTTTAGGTAATTTATTATTAATTGATGATACTGTTGATGCAGACGGAAGTAATACACATGACAAACAGCCTATTAAACAAAAATTACAATTTAATGAAATACCAAAAGGTAAAAGTTCTGCTAAACCTGTTATAGACAACAAGAATATAGATCAGGCTAGAAAGTTTTTATCTAATGGTGGTATGATGAAAACATTAGAAGAAAAATATACAATAACTAAAGAAGCAAGAGCTGAATTAGTCAGTGGATAAAACTGAAATAATTGAAAAGCTCAGAGATGATGAACAATATTATGGTGATTTTGGTAAAAAGTTTTTATCAAATAGTGATATTAGTTCATTACTTTACAATCCTCTTGAGTTTAAAAAGCCGTTAAAACCCAGTCCGGCACTAGTGATTGGAGGTTATTTTCATACTTGTATATTGGAACCTAACAAGTTAGATAAATATAAAATAATAGAATCATCAAGTAGAAATACTAAAATGTATAAAGAACTGTCAGAAGGAGATATTTGTTTGTTAGAAAAAGAAGCAGATGAAATACAACTTATGAGAGAAAAAGTATTGAGTGTAGATTTATTTAAAGACCTTATACAAGAAGGCAATATAGAATATGAAAAACCCGGAATAATTGATTTAGAAGGGTTATTATGGAAAGGTAAAGCTGATATAATAAATCATACAAATCAGCTTTTGGTAGATTTAAAAACTACTAGTAACATAAATTCTTTTCATAGCTCGGCTTATAAATTTAATTATGATAGCCAAGCTTATATATATTCTAAAATGTTTGGTTATGAACTTGTATTTGTTGTTGTAGATAAAAATACACATCAATTAGGTTTGTTCGATTGTAGTGAGGAGTTTTTGCAATCAGGACAAAATAAAGTGGCTAAAGCTGTACAATCATATAATGAATTTTTTGCAGGTGATGGTATGGATTTAAGCCAATACTATATAAATAAAACTCTTTAATTTAAATTTAATTATTATGCCAAGAACAAAAAAAATGACTTGTGACGTAACTGGTGTTACAACCAGTACAGGAAATTTCTATTCTAATCACACACATGTGAAAGCAGTAGATAACCTGAGGAGAGCAACTGGTGCTAATAAAGATCAGTTAAGAAGAATGTTTAATCAAATAGCTACATACTAATGGCAAGTATTATATCCGGAAATATTAATTTATCTAAGTTAGATAAATCTAAAATTTACGAGGGTAAGAAAGGAAAGTATTATCCCGTTACCGTTGTTATAAACAACGAGGTTGGTGAATATGGTGATTCAGGTTATATTATGACTGAACAAACCAAAGAGCAGCGTGAGGCTAAAGAAGCTAAAAGTTATTTAGGTAACGTAAAAGTTGTGTGGACTGATGGAGAAAATGTTTCAACAGCAGATAAACCACAACAGTCAAACGTTGAAGTATTACAATCAATAGCTCAGGAACCAGATTTACCATTTTAAATATGAATACAACCGAGATAAACGGTTTTCAGATTGATAAGTTCAATCAATACGATTTGATTGTTGGGAAGAAAGAGGGTGTATGCCCTCTTTGTTCTTCTAATAGAAAACCAGAAAATCGCAAAGCAAAATGTGCAATGTACGATTGGGAACGCGGGCTCGGAACGTGTATGAATTGTAATGAAGTATTTCAATTACATACATTTAAGCGTAAAGGTGGTAATGATAAGGTTTATAATAAACCAAAACAAATAGCCAATCCATTATTAAGTAATAAAGTTATTAAATGGTTTGAGGGTAGAGGTATTTCTAATAACACTCTTGTAAAAATGAAAATTACAGAGGGTAAAGAATTTATGCCTCAAACAGGTAAAGAAGAAAATACAATACAATTCAATTACTTTATTAATAATGAACTAATTAACATAAAGTATAGAGATGGTAAGAAAAATTTTAAACTTGTTAAAGGAGCAGAAAAGATATTTTATAATATTGATTCCACTGTTGGCCATGACTATATGGTTATTGTGGAAGGTGAGATGGATGCTTTATCTTTTGTTGAAGCTGGTATATCTTCTGTTATATCCGTACCAAACGGAGCTACAGTTAGTAATAACAATCTTGAGTACCTTGACAATTGCATTGATTATTTCGAAAACAAAGAAAAAATCATACTCGCAGTTGATCAAGATGAGGCAGGAGAAAATCTTAAGCAAGAACTTATTCGGAGACTCGGAGCAGAAGCATGCTATACGTGTGATTTCGGAGTTTACAAAGACGCTAATGAATTTCTCATACATAACAGCAGGAATATGCTCTCTGATGTTATTAAAAACGCTAGTGCAGTACCTATTGAAAACGTTTTAACATTAAAAGATGTAGATGATGAATTACAAGAATTTATTGAAGAAGGTTTTAAACCGGGGTATCAAATCGGTCTTGATAACTTTGATAGCATATTCAGTACTTACACAGGGCAGTTTATTACCGTTACAGGTGTGCCTAGTTCTGGTAAGTCTGATTTTGTTGATAGAATGGTGGTGGGATACCAATTAAAGTATGGTTGGAAAACAGCATTTGCATCGCCTGAAAATAAACCTACATTTTTACATGCACATAAATTAATGCGTAAAATTGGTGATTGGATGCCAACTAAAGAAGATATTAATACAACTAAATGGGAAGAAGTATCAAATGTTATAAATGATAATTTCTTTTTTATTGAAAATGAAAGATATGATTTAGATTCTGTATTAAGTAAAGGAGCACAGCTTGTTAAAAGAAAAGGTATAAAGTGTTTGGTTATAGACCCTTACAATAAAGTTAAAATGAATGGAGCTGCAGCTATGAGTATACCTGATGCTACAATGGAGTATTTAACTCGTATAGAAGCTTTTGCTAAAAAATACGACGTGCTTGTTATAGTTGTTGCACACCCTACTAAAATGTATAAAAAAGATGATGGCACTTTAGATGAACCTAACATGTATAATATTAAAGGTGGAGGAGAATGGTATGATGCAAGTTATCATGGGTTATTAGTACACCGCAATTATGAAAAGAAAACTGTTAAAGTAAAAGTTTTAAAAGTTAAATTTCAAAATTTAGGAGAGAATCAAGCTGAAGCTCATTTTAAATGGGATCATATAAGTGGTAACTATATACCTATTGTAGATGTAACAAACAACATTATGCCATGGGAAGTGGATTAAAAAGTAGAAAAAAAAGAGATAATTATTCATTACCGCAGTATCTTGCAAATGAAAATGAATTAAAGTGGTATAATTATTGTGTTAAAAATGATATAAGAATATCACCAATGGGTATTTATAAAGATCCTAATAACTGGCATATAGAAGTAAGATTAGGACCATATAAAAAAGGAGAAAAAGGTTATGTTTCACCTAATGTATATGATAGAAAAAGTATATGGAAAGAATATTATTTAATGTGTAAATATTACTATGATAAGCATACAAGAAGAGTATAGAGGATTATTATCAGGTACATTTTATGGAGGAACATTTAAGCCAGATAGAACAAATACGGGAACTAAATCTGTATTTGGAAGAATGTTATATCATGATATGGCGCTTGGTTTTCCATTATTAACAACTAAAAAAATATATTTTGATCATGCAGTTACGGAATTATTATGGATATTACAAGGGCGTACTGATCTTAAGTATCTACGTGACAATGGTGTTACTTATTGGGATGCTGATTATAATAGATCAAATAGGACTGATGGCACGCTTGGCCCTGTTTATGGGCACCAGCTTCGGAACTTTAATGGTGTTGATCAACTTAAAAATATACTCATCAAAATTAAACAAGAACCGAGCTCAAGGCGCATTATGGCAAGCTTATGGAATCCCAATGATATGGATGATATGGTGTTACCTCCTTGCCATTACGGCTTTCAAATATATATAAATGATGGAAAAATGGATTTATGTTGGCAACAGCGATCAGTTGATATTTTTCTTGGGCTTCCTTATGATATTGCAATGTATGGTTTATTATTACTTATGCTTTGTAAAGGAACAGATTATACGCCCGGTAGGCTCATTGCTTCCCTTGGTGATTGTCATATTTACAGTAATCACTACAATCAAGTGGAACAACAGCTATCCCGTAATTTCCGCAAACTTCCTTCTGTTAGCGTCGATTTTGGACTTAATATTATTGAAGGAGCTGGAGGATTTTTAAGAATACCAATAAAAAGTATGGTGCATATTTCAGGATATGATCCACACCCACCAATTAAAGCAAAATTAAATACATAATTATGAAAAAAATATTATTATTATTATTGCCATTATTAAGTTATGGCCAAATGCAACAAACATTTAGTAGAGAAACATTGTTTGTAAATGGAAATGAATATGAAATTGTAGGAAAAAGTGTTGATTTTTTGTACAATGTATCTGAAGTAACAGTAGAAGATGTAATAGATGCACCATCGGATTATGATGCTGTTTATAATTATGATCTATATAGAGAAAATAATTTTAATATTGACTTAAATATTTTTCAAGAAAAAATAGGTAAGGCTATTATTAAAGGGCAAGATAACGAATACTATTTAATAAATTTATATGGAAACAACTATTAAAAAAGGTAAGTATAAAATATATCATATCCTTGGCAAAAAGATTGGTTGTACAACAAACATTAAAAAGCGTGTTGAACAAGAGCAAGGTTTTAAACCGGGTGAATATGAAATTTTATATGAAACAGATGATATAGGTGAGGCTTCAAAAGCTGAAAAACTTTTACAAAAAGATTTAGGATACAAAGAAGACTTAAAATTATATAAAGATTTATTTAAAAAAAATATGAGTAAACACAGTTCATCCGAAGCAACAACAACATATAAAATATCCACTAAAAATATTAATGCAAGTTTTTTAGCTGATATGGAAATTGAAACATCTTATGGTAAATTTATATTAGACTCACAAGATAAAATTGATTGGGTGTTGAGTAACGTTAATCAAAGCCAGTATGGCCCGTCAACTTGCTATACATACAATAAAGCAATGTCCGAAGCGGGAGCATTCCAAAAATATGAATCAAAAGATAATTTTGATAATATACGCAACTGGGCTAATGAAAGAGGTATTATAGAAAAAGGTGATAGTAAAACTCAATATATAAAATTAATGGAAGAAGCAGGTGAACTTGCTGAAGGCTTACTAAAAAAAAATAAAGATGAAATAAAAGATGCTATTGGTGATATGATTGTTGTGCTTACTAATTTAGCTGCTTTAGAAGGGTTTGCAATTGAGGAGTGTATTGAACATGCTTATAATGAAATACGTGATAGAAAAGGTAAAATGATTAATGGAACATTTATAAAAAATTAAATATGAGCGCTAGAAAAGATAAAATAATAGGAAGTGTAATTGAAAAGATTTTAAAACGTTCTGAAGCTGGTTATAAAAAATACGGTGTTGGTTTAGATAAAGATGAACAAACACTTGATACATGGCTTAATCATTTACAAGAAGAACTTATGGATGCTGTTAACTATATTGAAAAAGCCAGATCTGTATTACAAGATGAAGTTGAAGAATGTTATATACGTGATTCAAAAAGTATAAGTCGTTATCCTGAATCTAATTATTGGACACAAGATACCACATGAGATTAAAAAGAAGATCTAAAAAGAAAGGCCCAGTACAAGCAAAAAAAATATCTTATGATGGAATTAAATTTGCATCTGGTCTTGAAAGATATACCTATATGGCTTTAAAAAAAGCAAAGTTATTTGAAGGTTACGAAAACGAAGTGTTTCAACTTATAAAAGGCTTTAATTTTAATAATATATCATATGAAAAACAAGCTAATGGTAAAGGTGAATATGTTGATAGAGGCCAAAAAAAAATATTAGGTATAAAATATACACCTGATTTTGTTGGTAAAGACTATATAATAGAATGTAAAGGAAGAGCCAATGAGTCTTTTCCTATAAGATGGAAATTATTTAAATTATGGCTCACGAAAAACAATATTGGAAAGACACTTTACAAACCGCAAAATCAGAAAGAAGTGGACAGGACAGTGGATTTGATAAAGCAGCAGAGAAAAAGAAATCAAGATTAATGTATAATAGAAGGCTCTTACAAAGAGAAATTAAAGAGCTTCTTAATAAAAAAATTATAAAGTATGGAGAAATTATTAGGCTGCATAGAAGATATGGAATTCAGTCTGAAGGATCATTATAAAGAGCGAATAAATTGGCACATGAAAATGTTAAAATATTATTTAGATGAAAAGTACAGGTTGGGAACTTAGTGCAGGATTATATCCTGGTGTTCTTATAGGAATAAGAAGTTACCAAGAAGAAAAATTTACAGAACATGTTTTTTATTTACCATTTATAGAATTATGTTTAACAATACATTATGAATGAAGAAGCATTAGAAGAATATATTAGAAAACATTATCCTAGAATGTTTAAAAATAAACCTGTTATTATAAAAGAACAAGAAAAATTTATTACAGTTAAATACAACAAGGACGCAAGTCCTATAATATTAAGTAAAGATGTACTCAAAATTATATGATATGTTATTAAAATCTGCAAAAGCAGATAAATCAAAAGCAATGCTCAGCTTAGATTTGTTAAGTGAAAAAGCTGCTGGTATAGGAGATCATTCAACAGATGATTTTTATAAAAATGCAGAACAAGCTTTGCAAATGTTAGTTGATGCTGACGATAGAATTGAAGCACTAAAAATTTATTTTGATGAAGGAAAGTAAACTATTAGAAATGCAAAATAAAGTTGAAGCGTTAGGAAGTGCTTTAACAAGGGTAATTAATGAAATGACTAATCTTAAAGATTTAAGTATTGGTACAATGGAATTAGTAAAAAAATTACCTGATTACGATAAGGCTTTAGAAGAATTAAAAGAACAATATAAAAAGAAAAAAGATGAGTCTATTCAAACAAAGGATACCGTATAAGCCATTTGAATATCCTGAATATTACACAGATGGTTGGCTGAAACAAGCACAAGCATTTTGGTTGCATACAGAAATACCAATGCAAGGTGATATTAAAGATTGGAATGAAAAACTTACTAAATCTGAAAAAAACTTAGTAGGAAATATATTATTAGGATTTGCACAAACAGAATGTGCAGTATCAGATTATTGGACACAAAAAGTTGTGGGTTGGTTTCCTAAACATGAAATACAACAAATGGCTATGATGTTTGGATCACAAGAAACAATTCACGCTGTTGCTTACAGCTATTTAAACGAAACATTAGGACTTGAAAACTTTGAAGCATTTTTGCATGAACCTGCTACTGCAGAGCGATTTGAAAACCTTGTTGCCTATGACGGTTCTGATTCTGTGGGAATTGGAAGATCATTGGCCATCTTTAGCGCATTTGCTGAGGGAGTATCTTTATATTCCGCTTTTGCTGTGCTTTATTCTTTTCAGCTTAGAAACTTGCTTAAGGGCATTGGACAACAAATGAAATGGTCTGTACGTGATGAATCGTTACATTCTAAAATGGGATGTCAACTCTTTAGACATATGTGTGACGAAATTCCTAACTTACAAAATGATTGTTATAATGATGTTATTAAAGCAGCCACAGCAATGCTTGGTGCAGAAGAAAAATATATTGACAAAATGTTTGAGCTTGGAGACATTGAAAACCTCAAAGCCTACGATCTCAAGCAATTTATTAGAAAAAGGCTTAACGAAAAAATTGTTGAGCTCGGTTACAGCAACCAACGGGAGCACTTTGAATTTGACGAAATCGCAGCAAGCAATCTTGACTGGTTCTACCATCTTACCGGGGGGCACACTCATACTGATTTTTTTGCTGTTAGGCCTACTGATTACTCGAAGGCTAACGAAGGAGAAGATTTTGAAGATATTTGGTAGTTATGAAAAAAATAAGTAAAAATAAATTTAGACAGTGGAAATTAAAGCAACCTTTATGGCTGCAACTTTTAATTGAAATACTTATTTTTATATTTATATTTTGGGTATTAAACTTAATATTTAATCCTTTTGGATATAGAATAACACCGTGGTAAAAAAAATAAAATGAAAAAATTATTATTATTATTATTATTATTTAGTGCAGCATCATATGCCCAAAGCAATGAAATATACGGACTATGGTATAATGATGAAGGAGAGTTTGTTAAGATATTTGAAAATGATACTTTTAACAGATTTACTGTAGAGGTTGGTACAAGAAAAAAAATAACCGTATCAACGGGAACAATAGAGTATGTTAATAAAGAATTACGTATTGTAAGAAAAGATACAGTAGACAGCTACAACCTTTGTTATTATATAGGTAATGAAACTATGGTTGTATGCAGACCAAGATCGCAACAAGCATGGTTATGGCAGAAGGTAAGCAACTAAAAAGAATTTGCAATGTTTGCAAAAAAAATAAAGGAAACAAACACTTTAAGCATGAAGGTAAAAAAACATGTGCTAGGTGTGAGTTCCGCTGGAAAACATCTTTTATAAGATTATTAGTACACGATAGAAGATTAACAGCAAAAGAAAGATTATCAAATAGACTAGGATATATGGGTTCTGCTTTTATAATGTTATCACCTTACATATTAAATTATGGCAATATAGGTGCTATAACATATATACTTGGAGGATTGTTGTTAACTCCTCAGGTATGGATTGCAAAACAATGGAACTTAGTTATAATAAATATTAACTTAGTAATAGGTTATATAATATATATATTATTATAGTATGTGGAATAATGAATGGGTAAAAGGTCAAGACTATCCCGCATGGGGAGATACTGATGTTTATAAAAAAACTATATCAGGAGGTTATCTTGTTAATGGGGAATCTCCTCGCGATGCTTATACTAGAGTTGCTAAGACTGTAGCTAAAAGACTTTATAAACCTGAAATGGCTGATAAGTTTTTTGATTATATATGGAAAGGTTGGCTTTGCTTAGCTTCACCTGTGCTGTCTAATACAGGAACCGATAGAGGTTTACCAATAAGTTGTTTTGGTATTGATGTAGGAGATAGTATAATGGAAATAGGTAATAAGAATTTAGAAATGATGCTGCTTGCAAAACACGGTGGGGGAGTTGGCATTGGAGTTAATATGATTAGACCTGCCGGATCTAAAATTACAGGTAATGGAACATCAGACGGCGTTGTCCCTTTTTGCAAAGTCTACGACTCAACTATACTCGCAACCAATCAAGGTTCAGTTAGAAGAGGAGCTGCTAGCGTTAATATCAATATTGAACACAATGACTTCCTCGAATGGTTGGAAATTAGAGAACCCAAAGGTGATGTCAACAGGCAATCTCTTAACTTACATCAGTGTGCTGTCGTTGGCGATAAGTTTATGCGAAAACTTGAACAAGGAAATCCAGACGCAAGGAATAAGTGGTCCAAACTCATCCAAAAACGTAAAGCAACTGGAGAACCATATATCTTGTTTAAAGGAAATACAAACAAAAACAATCCAGAAGCATATAAGAAAAACAGTTTAAAGGTACATATGACTAACATATGTAGTGAAATTGTATTACATACAGATGAGTCACACAGTTTTGTTTGCTGTTTGTCATCTGTAAATCTAGATAAATATAATGAATGGAAGAATACGAATTTAATATACGACGCAACCTGGTTCCTGGACGGTGTGCTCGAAGAATTTATTCAGAGGGCAAAGAATATGAAGGGGTTCGAATGCTCTGTTCGCAGTGCGGAGAAAGGCAGGGCTCTTGGACTTGGTGTCCTTGGGTGGCACAGCCTGTTGCAAAAGAGCGGAATATCTTTCGAAGGTTTATTAGCACAATTCAAAACGCGAGAAATATTTTCAAAAATAAAAATTGAAACTGAACGTGCTTCAAGAGCCCTTGCAGAAACATATGGTGAGCCCTTGTGGTGTGTGGGTACTGGTATGCGTAATACTCATTTAAGAGCAGTAGCACCTACCGTATCTAATAGTAAGTTAGCAGGGAATACATCAGCTGGCATTGAACCATGGGCTGCAAATGTATTTACAGAACAATCAGCTAAGGGAACATTTATAAGAAAAAATAATGAACTTAAAAAAGCACTTAGAAAGATTGGTATTGACTATAAAGAAACTTGGGACAAAATTTTGGAAGATGGGGGATCCGTTCAAGGACTTAAAGAACTCGATGGATGGTTTTACGATGAAAGAGGACGATTAAACCAAGAAGAAGGAGAACCAATAAAAAATGTATTTAAAACTTTTAAAGAAATAAATCAACTTGAACTTGTAAGGCAAGCCGGTATACGGCAGGATTACATAGATCAATCTGTTTCACTTAACCTGGCATTTCCATCCGAGGCAACCCCCAGATGGATTAATCAGGTGCATGTTGAAGCATGGAAGCGCGGAATCAAAACTCTTTATTATATGAGGACTGAATCCGTGCTGAGGGGAGATATAGCCGCAGCAGCTATGGATCCCAACTGTTTAAGCTGCGATGGTTAATTTAAATTCAATATTATGGCAAAAAGATTTACTTTTTCAGATGCTAAAGCAAAGATTAAAGAGTTAGAAGAACAATTAAAAAAAAAAGCAGGTGATGCTATTCTTGATACTTCTGATAATGTTTTCTCTGCTAAAGAACTTAAAAGAATTAAGTTTTTAGAAGCATGGGCAATATTAGGGCCTATAGCAGGTATACTAATAGGATTAATATTTTAAATATAAGGGGGCCGTTAAAAGCCCCTTTTTTTATTATATAACTTTCTCATTGCAGACTGAGGTGTAGAGTCTTCTGTTGCAATACCTTTATTAAAGCTAGAAGTTAAATTAGTATTAATATTTAAAGGATCAAATTCTGGACCTATATTAAACTCTTTTTGTGCAAAATTTGTTGACCCTAAAAAAGTATTAGTAAAATCATTTGTATTAGATTGTGTATTTAATTTTTCTTTATTTTGTGCTACAGTTTCTTCAGTTTGTGCTGTTTCAGCTACATTTTCTTTTGAACCACCTTTTTGTCCAAAATTATCACCCTCTTTATAATTCCCTTCATATTTTTCACCGGGTCGCCTAGCTTGTTCTCCTCTTGCTAATTGAGTCGCAAAGTTTCTAAGATATTGGTTTCTACCAGTTCTTCTTTTTTTAATTTTATCTATTTCTGCTTGTTTAAATGCATTTAATTCTCCTTGTGTATAATCAGTTACACTTTTATCATCTTTTCTAATACCTCTTAGCATTCTTCTTTCTGATACTCTATTCTCTCTTCTTCTTCTTCTTTTATCAGCAGCAGTTAAAGATTCAGGTTTAGTAGCAGCTTCTTTTTTATTAGAAAGTGCATCTACTTTAGCTTGTGCATCTTTTTTACTTTTTTCTTGTCGCGCTTCTGCATTTGCATAATCACTAAAGATTTTTTTATAATCAACTTGTGCACCATTAATTTTTGTTATTTTTCCTTTGTTATTTTTAGGGGCCGTCCCTCCCCCACTACTAGCTGTACCTCCTCCGCCACTAGATGTAGGCTTAGAAGATTTTTTACCTGTCATTAAACTTACCGCATCCGCTACTTTTTTTCTATTTTCTGGATCAGAAAAATATTTAAGTTGTGATTCAACTGTAGTTCCTGCAGGATTTTTTGCAAAATTTTTAGCTAAATCAGCCGCCTTTTTAGCCGCTGCTTTTTCAGCTGCTGCTTTTTTAGCCGCCGCAGCTTTCTCTCTCCTTTTTTTCCCTATTCTATTACCTTGGCCTCCCCCAATAGGCACCCTTGATAATCTTTTATTTCTAGCTTTTCTTCTTTCACTAGCACTAACTCTTGCCATAATTATTTATTTTAAAAATTAACTTACTTTTCTTTCTGCTTTATTAGCAACCGCTTCCCATGGTAATTTAGAATGCCCTTCAGGAAATTTTTTGCCATTATAAACTATTTTATTATCGTTTGTTCGTTTGTATTTACTGCTATTCCAATAAACAAAATTATCATCATAATTTAATTTACCAGCTTTCATATCACGCATGTGTTGCTTTTCATGAGCAATAACTTTTTTTTCTTTTGCTTTAGGTAAACCAGATTTTATTTCAATAGTGCCATCATTATTTGCTCTACCTAAAACACCATTTGGTAAACCTTTATTAAGTGTTGAAGCTTTATCTCTTGATTTAGAGCTACGTCTAGTAGAGCCTCCAAGAGTTGACGCCGGATCTTTTCTTTTTTTATTTGGTCTTATTTTAGATTGCTTTTCAAAATATCTTCTTAACCCGTTGTCAATATTTTTTTGTTTTCTTTCTTCTTGAATAATACCAACATCCCATTTACTATAGCCTAACATTAAAGATATACGTTGCCACATTTCAGTATCACTATCAACAGATGCCCTTAAATTTTCTAATTTACGTAAAGCTCTATCGAGAGGTATATTAGCTGTTGCAGATAATACTTCTGCTGCTGCCATATATGCAGGATTATCTATTGATAACGGGCCTTCTTCGCGTATTTTTTCAAGATTCTGCTTAAAAGTAAATGCTCTACCTGCTGATTGTAATTTTCTTAATTTAGAATTTATAGGTGGTGACAATGTAGTTATTTGATTAGCAACTTTTTCATAATTAGGTCTACCACTTTCATATTGTCTTATTGCTTCTAAAACCATATTTTTAGCGGTAGCCACTGCTGCACCTGCAACACCGGATCCTCTAAGTAAGGTGTCCGCTATACCATTACCAATACGACCGATTTTTTCTTTTTCTTCATCGTCATCAGTATCAGAAAATAACATTGCAAACATTGCACTTTGTAAAGCTGTAAAAATTATATTTTGAACAGCCCCATAATATGCAAGTTTAGAAAGATTTGTTTTCCAATCACCACGATTATTAATCAAATCTAAAGCAGCTTTTTTAGTCAATCTAGTATATTGCATAGGTGTATTAGCAAAAGCTAATATAACGCGCCCTAATGGGCTTGCTTGCTGCATAGATACTCTATCAGGCCTTGACGATTGTTGTGATTCTTCAGTAATTTCTTTAAAATCTAAAAATGCTTTTTCTTTAGCAGCTTTTTCATTAAGCCCCTGCTTTAAATATGTGTTAATTCTATTTCTATAAAACGATGCACCACCAAATGATATTGCAAAACTATCTGCCATTTGTGTAGGTAAAAATCCTTTTTTAAGTAAAGCCGAAAGTCCAGCTCTAAATTTATTTTTAGATGTTTCCGCACTTCTAGCAATTTCATCTGCATTTACATCTGTTTTTAACCCTGATCTTCTTGATTTTAAAAAGTCTGAATTAAATATTTCTGAAAAGTCAGACCAAAATTGTTTTTGGTTTGCTGCAGTTTTAGCAACATTTATAGGGTTGTTGTCTGTCCAGTTTAAATAGTTTACAGATGAGATAGTCTGTAACATAGCAGAACGCATGTTAAAAAACATTATAGTACCTACAGAATCATTAACCCAGTTTAAATATTGATTAGTTAATTTATTACCGCCAGATGGTCTATTCCTACCGGTTTTCATTCTATAAAGCATGTCTTGTAATGCATCAGAATAGTTTTCACCATAAATAGCTTTTAGCTTATTCATGTTATCTTTGCTATACACAATGTCAACATTATTTTGCCATTCTTTAAGATACTTTGCTCTTGAAACAGTATTAGTATAGTTAACTAAATCAGTTGTTATAGTACCCCCAAGCCAATCAGTGCCAGTAGGTTCTGGGTAACCATCAGGTGTTAATGATTGTATTTGAGTTGCAAAATCTTTTAATTCAGGTTTACTTTTAACATACCTATTTATAGCAGCAACTTCTTTTTTACTAAGACCTATATCATTAAAATCAACACCTTGCTTTGCCCATAAATATATTCTAATAGCGTTTTCATTAGTAAAATCATTTATAGCTTCTTTATTTAACTTAGCAGGAGTATTTTTAATTTGAGCTTTTAATTCTTCCCATGATTTCAATGCTAACTGTTTATCGGATTCAAAATCACGTATACCTTTAGCATACGGGTTTATAATATTTTTTTTATACCATTCTAAATTTTTATCACCAATTTTGCCTTTACCAAGAGTTGGATATATAAGACCCATATAATCTTCTGCAGAATAAGGCACAAAGAATTTAAACGGATTTTTCTTTTTCCCTAGTATACTTGCTCTTGCTTCAGAAAATCTTTCTCTTGTTGGCACACCTTTAACTTCTTCTAATATTCTATTAAAGTCTGTACTTAAACTTTTTGATAGTTTATTTTGTTCTGCAGGAGTTTTTACATCAAAGTCGTTAGTACCACCGGCAATCCATATTAATTGATCTTTAATGTCAGGAATAGCAGAAGTATATCTTACAATATAAGAATCTTTATTTATATCATAAGCTCTACCGTCCACATCAGGCATATCAAGTTTTGAAAACTGATTAATAATTTTATCAGTAGATTTTTTAAGAATACCTTGTTTATACTGGCTTTTTACATTTTTAAAAGTTTTTAAAAAACTTTCAGGGCTATCAAATAAAGCATTAGATAATATTTTTGCAGCATAATTAGAAGGAACAGCATGTTCGATAATAGTTTTTTGCCCTTTTATTCCTTTTTCAATAAAAGTAAATTCCGCCATAACACTATGTGGATGTGATCTTTCTTCAAAAGAGCTGCTAGTCAAATAAGCAAATGCAGTTGCTAATCTTTTATTTTCAGGATCTTGGAATATTTCATTTGCTTTTGTCCAAAACTGTAGTCCTTGTTGAGAATTTCTTATATTGTAAGCTCTTATTAAATCTTTAAAAGCATCTTTTTTAAAAATACTAAGAATTCTATCAGTACCTTTAACATCACCTTCCCCTATAGCAGTAAAGGCTCTTTTAATAAAATTTGAAACCTTTTCTTTACTATATAAACTTATACCTTCAATTTCTTCATCACCTTTACCATATTTTATTTTTTTAAGCTCTTCTTTTGCATAATTAAAAAGTTTCCCTTCAGGCGTTCCGTCTTTTGGCTTTTGAGCTGTAAAAAACCCTTGGACCATAGACTTATTAATTAATTTACCACTGTTATATAAATTAATAATTTCTTGTATATCTTTAATATATTTAGCTAAATTTTCTTTAAAAGTTTTTTCATCTAAAGATAAATTTAAATCATAAGTTTCTTTATCAGGAATATTATTTTCTTGAACAAACTCATTAACAAAACTTAGCGACGCTAAAGGTATACCTGTTTCTTTAGTAAATTTTTCAGCTTCAACAGGATTATTTTCTATATAATCTTTTCTTGTTTGTTCTGACATTTCAAGCCCCACAGCTTTAGCCAGCTTTCTTTTTCTATCAGAACGCGTAGATTTTTTTTCACCTTCAGCAAGATAATAATCTATAAACTCTTGCTTGCTAGGCGCTTTAGTATTCCAGTTTAAAGCAGCACCGGTGCCCTTCTGAAAATTAATATGTTTTAAAGCAGCATCTCTTAGAGCTTCAAAGTTATTATTAAGATAGTCTGTAAAGGATTTAGAGGTGCTTGTATTCCTTCCAAATTCATTTTGTATATCTCTATATAACTTACCATCAATAATACTATTAATTGCTTTATCTCTTATTGCTATTCTTTTTTTACCTGATAATTTTTCTGTACCTTTTAATTTATTTTGCGCATTTAAAATAGCTATATCTAAAGCTTTTTTTGCTTTATCAATAATATTATCAGACACGCCTAATCTTTCAGCTATTTTTTTAATCTGTTGTACTTCAGGAGTTACAGCCTCAGTAGTTATGTTTTTTGCTTCAGTAACATCCGCTTCAATATTTTGCTTAACACCTAAATCTTTTTGTATTCTATTAGCCCTTAAATTAAGTCTATTAGTAATAAATGTGCCTAAATCTTGTTTTGAAGCATCATATTCTCTATCAATAACAGTAGCCGCTTCAGAAACTAAATCATTTCTAAATTCGGCTCTTGTTTGTCCTTTTTTCAAATCTTCAGGAATAGGATCATATATTCTTTTAGTTATGCTTTCAACTAATCCTCCTATAGACTGCCCAAATTCAGATTCAAACGGAATAAACGTTTCTTCACCCGCGGGAGTTTTAGTAAACCCTTGCTCAATCATTGTACGCTTATTGCCCTTATAAGATTCTAAAAGGCTATTTATATTTGATCTAGATTCTTTTTCTGTAGCAGTACTTTGTCCTGTTGGTTCAGTAACTAATTTTCCTTTAAAACCTTCTTTAGCTCCTTGTATTATAGATTGTCTAACACCACCTCTTGAAATATCAGCATTATAATCTTTTATAAAATTAAATACATCTTTTCCGGTATCAAATTTCTTTTTAACACCAAATCTTTCTAATATTCTTCTTATAACATTACCAAGTTTAGTAAATACATTTTCATTATATTTAATATCACCAGTAGCTACGGCATCAGCAAACAAAGCAATAACTTCTTCTGCTCTAGTTTCAGCTGGTTTATCTTTGTATAATTGTAATCTTCTAAGAAAAGTAGAATTTTTTACTTTTGAAATATCTATTTTATTTATTTCTTTTGCTAAAGCCTGGCCTAAATTTATAGCTGTATCAGGATTATCTTTTAATGTTTTATATAATACTCCATGCAAAAATTCATGCGCCGCAACATTAACAGCCCCAGTTTTTCTTGCAACTTCTTTATTAATTATTATTTCTTGAGAGCCATCAGCATTTTGGTATATTGTACCATCTGCAGACTCAGCTATTATTTTAGATTTTTTTGTTTTTCTTTTATCCTTAGATAATATATATTCTTCAGTTTCTTTAGTATTTTCAAATTCTTTAACTTCAATTTTTACGCCTTCTTTTCTTAATTTAGCAGCGTCGTCCTTAACTGTTTGAGTTTGCTTTTCAATTTTTTCGTCAGCTCTTATTATAGAATCTTCTTTTATTTTTAAAAGCTTATCTTGGTTTTTTTGAAAATCTAATTCAAGACCTTCTAATACAAGATCTCTTTCTGACTCACTAATTAATCCGTTATCAAACTTAGCATTTATATTGTCAATATCATTATTTATTTTATTTATATCATCTGAAATTTTTGAAGCATCATATATTTCAGTTTCAGTCATATTATTAAGAATCTTATTATGTTCTAATTGAGCATCCCTAATAATATTTTCTTTTTCTTTTATTTGTTTCCTAATGCTATTTTTAACTTGTTTGTCTTTTGAAAGTTTTTCTTGCTCTCTTAATTCTGCTAATTCATTTAAATTTTTATCTATGTCGTCTGAAATTTCTTTAGATTTTAAAACAGAAGATGCTTTTAAAAGATCTTTTTTATCGGCAAGAATATTCCTAGTTTTTCCACCAATTACTCCTCCTCCTACAAACCCTTGTAAAAAAGATTCTAGTCCTTCTTGACTTCCTATAGCATTAAAAAAAGCTTCTGATTTATCTTCCCCCTTTGCCGCAGCTTCATTTACAGCTTCTAAACCAGTTTGAGTAAGCTCTGTAATACCCTCTTGACTACCAGAAATAAGAACAGAAGATAAAGTTTTATTTACACCAGCTTTAACAGCAAAATTCATTGCAGCTTTATTTGCACCCTTTAATGGTAATCTTTCTAATATACCAGATATTGTGCCAATAGTAGCAGGCACTAAAACACCATCTTCTTTATCTTTAATTAAATCAGATAATGTTTTATCTTTTTCTTTAGCTAGTGCATCATTATAATTTATATAAGATCTACCAATCATGTCAGGTATTAAGCCACCTCCTCCGGTTACATAATTTATTGCTAAAGAAGAACCTATAGAAGTAACACCATTAACAATTCCTGCAGCAATCTCTCCAATATCGCCTTCTTTAAAACCTTCTACAATTTGACCGGTTTCTTTCATTTCGGCTTCTTGTAATTGCTGTTGTTGTATAGCTTCATCTAAATCTTCTTCAGACAGGCCTTCTTTAAAAAATTCAGGAATACTTTTATTTGCAACGAAAGCGTCTACCGCCTCATCACCAAAAATAGTTCTATAAAATTTATTACTTGAAATTACAAGATTTGGTATAAATTGTTGAATTTGATCAACCATATTTCCAAAGCTATTAAGCATTTTTTCACCAGAAGATAACTCTTTTGGGTTACCTGTATTAGGATCAATACCCCTTTCGTTAAGAACTTGCTGTCTTTTATTTTGTAATTCTAATTCTTGTCTAGCTTCCCGTTCTTCGTAGGTTTCTTGTCTTTCAATATCTTTACCAAATATTTGTTCAAAAACACCTTTAGCTGGATCTTGTGAACCCAAAGAACCATCTTCCAACTGCGATCCCGTACTTAGGGTACTTGTCGGGTCTATTCTCCCCGCTGCAGGTGCAGTCGTCTCCGCAACAGGTTCTGTCTTTTCCACATTTTCTTCTTCTACTAATTGAGCGCCTGGAAAATCTTTTAAAAACTGTTCTTCTCTATCTGGTGAAACATTGTATTCTACACCATCAACAATATATACTTTAATCATATTAATTTATTGAGAATTATATTGGTTATTTCTGCCTGTTCTTGCTGTATCAAAACCGCTAAAACCTGCTGTTTCTGAAGTATATCTACTAGGTATCATTTGTCCTTTTTTAGGACCTGATTGGTATCTTCTGCCAGTAGCATAGTTACCTACGCGCATGCCATTTGCTTGTCTAATAGCTTCTTGTATTTCTTGAGGATTAGCATTAAACGGAACAAATACAGGCATACCCGCAGGATTTATAGGATTTTGTATTCTTATACCTCTAGGCTCACCCTTTTCAATAATTACTTGTTTTAATTTTCCACTATCATCTGGTAAAATACCTGTAGTATCATCATCAAACACAAGCTCTTGCCCTGTTAAACCAATTCTATTTAAGTCCATTTTAAATCTATCAATTAAACCTAAATAATCATTCATGTCTTTACCTTCGGGTTTAATTTCAGTATTCCAAATAGCAGCTGTACTTTTATCATTTAATACTCTATTGGTTTCTTCTTGCTGTCTTGCAAGCTGTAACTCTTGAGCTTTTTCTTCTCTATGCTGGTATTTTTGATCTTCAGCTTTATGCCAGTAATCTTGGACAGCTTTTTGGTTTACACCATACTTTGACTCGGCTCTTTCAAGCCACTTTGCTTGTAGGTACTCATAACCATCAGGGCCATCAGGATTACCTGAATTATTAGCAGGATCAAATCTAGCATCTGCAAGCTCTCTTGTATCACCAAAATGATCTACTAAAATAGCTGCAGCTTTTCTATCCTTATTACCAGGAGTTTTAGCTAGTAAAGTTTCTAATTCCATTAAAGCTAAATCTTGAGCAGATTTGCCTTTTGTTCCATCAGAACCTACAGGCGGTTGATTAAAAGATAAAATATTTCCTTCAGGCGTTCTGTTTACTTTAACAGCGGAGTCTAACATAGAATCAATATCATCTTTTTTCTGTAATTTTTTAGCTAAATTTTCAAATTGTGATGTAGCTATAGTATAAGGATTACCATTAGCATTTACACCTTGCCATACTTGTTGGCCGTCAACTCTACCAAAAGAACCGCCTCCACCACCGCCGACCATATGTTCTATGTTCGCTAAAAGATCTGCGGAGTTATATGCGGATAAAGTGTTGTTAGCCGTACCGTTTTCATATGCTTCAGCAATTACATTAAAACTATTTTTTAAACCAGCCATTTGCGTTACTTCGCCTTTTAACTTACCCATGCCTTCAGCATAAGCATTATAATCACCAGTTCTTTTTAATTCATTTCTTAAATATCCAGCATAGTCAGCAATTTGTCTGCTGCCACTTTGTAATACATTATTAAAGTCTTGTGAAGAAGTATCACCCATGATACGGAGATCATCCATATCTTTGGCCATTTCTTTACCAATTCTATAATTGTAAATATTTTCTTTAAGTTCAAGCTCTTTTCTTTTTCTTGCTTCTTGTCTTTTTAATCTACCTTCTGCAAAAGCTGAATCAATACTATTGCCAACCATTTGTTGGGCAGCAGCACTGCCTGGAGCATATTTATATGCATCTTTATATTTTGCATATTCTCCGGTTCCTGATCTACTATAATCTATTTGTGCCATATTATTCTTTATTTTCCTAATATTGCAGCAGGTCCCCCAAATGCAGCAGTAGCTGCGTCGGCAATTCCTGCTATACCTCCTATAAGATCTGATTTAGCCTGTGCTCTTGCTTGGTCAGCAGCTTGTTTTCTAGCAAGTGCCCTATCTGTTTTATTTTGAAGTTTTTGGTATTCAAAATTTTGTTGTTGCAATTTAAAGTCTCTGTTCATCTTATCGATATCAAAAGCTCTATCCGCTTGTTGATTACTTACATTAGCTTGATTCATTAAGGCTTGATTTTGAGCACCCATATTAGACATTGCAAATTGGTTTTGAGCATCCATATTTCTTGTGGCAAACTGATTTTGTGTGCCAACATTAAATTGATTCATTTGATTAGCAGCACCAAATTCTGTTAAAGCAAACTGATTATTAGCTTGCGCACCAAATCTAGCAGCTTGATTTTGAGCATCTGCAGTAAATTGGCTAGCCTCATTTTGAGCACCAACATTAAATTGTTGTTGTCCTAAATCAAATTGTGATGCTAAATTACCTTGTGCAAGTTGAGATCTTTGTAGCTCAGATTCACCTTGTGCTCTTAGCATTTCATTTTGTTTTACTTGTTTATCTATATCTGCTCTAATACCAGATTTTGATTTTGCTGCGGCGGCAGCTAAAGCTGTAGCCCCACCGGCACCTGTGCCCGCTTGAGCAGCGAGGTCTTGTGAAGCAGCTAATGCTTGATCAGCATCAGAAGCAGCCATATCAGAAGCGGCAGTTGACACTTGCAAGTTACGCATTGTATTTGTAAGGCCTGTATCAGCACCTCTCATAAGGCCAGCAACATTCGTTTGAGCAGCATCATATCCTTGTGCATCATATCCTTGTGCTTGTCCTAGATCTGCAAGTTCAGCTTGTGCCGCTTCTCCTAGTTGTCCTGCTTCAGCTTGTGCTGCTTCATATGCAGAATATTCAGGACCTTGCATACCTTCGTACACATTAGTAAATTTAAACCGGTCCATTTTTTTTTGCTCTGTGTTAAGAGCAGCACCAGCTCTTCTTTGCTCTCGTCTTCTTTTTCTGCCCCCAAATAAAGAGCTAACACCTTTTACTATACTTCCCATTAGTATCTCATTATTAATTCATAAGACGGAGTTTCATCTACATAATACTCGGCCTTTTTATATTTATCTAATAATACACCAGGTTTTGCCCATGCAAAAGAATATTTATATCCTAATTCTTCAGCAAAATCTGTTGTAAAGTCTACTAAGAGTTGCAATGCATCACTTCTGTCTGTGTCTTTATACGTTTTATCGCTAACCACTACAGCTGGAATTGCAGTCTTACTATTTGTCATCCATAGCCACATAGCTGCAATAGGGTCATCCCCTTTGCACACCATAAAGCCACCTAAACCTTCTCTTTTTTTTTCTTCATTGCCTATTTGAAAAGCACCTGGAAGAAAATCACGCGGTATAGCTTCTTGTTTATAAGCTTTCCACCATGATGGCAAAAAATCCCAATCGGATTCTTGTAATTTTCGTACTTGTAATTTCATATAATTTAATTTGATGAATTAACTGCTTCTGAATTAACAGCAAACAGTTCTTTTTTTGTTTGTGCATTTACTCCAGTAAGTTTAATTCTTACTTTCATAAAAACGCCTTTAACACCAGAAACAAGTTTATTAGCATCGGCAACAACAGCACCACCAGTTACTTTATATGTATTTTGTTGTGATACTATTGGTGCAAAATATTTGCCTTCTTTTTCTTGAAACGGAAATGTTATTATTGTACTCATTATGCACTTTGATTTATAGTTAATGTTTGCGAACTTACACCTGTAACTCTTGTATTGTATTTTTCAATTACAACAGCAGCAGATCTTAAACTACCCGAAGTATTATTTGCTACATTAATTGTAAAAGGATAGTTACCGCCGTATATAGTAATATCATCTGGATCAACTAATAAAACAGCACTAGATGTAGGATCAACTGCTGTTCCTTGTGTTGTAGCTGCTGCTAAATATAACCAATCTGCACCATCTCCAGTATCTGTTGGTATTACCTTTATAACAATATTAGCCTTTTCGCTAGATACATCTCCTATAACTACATTTGCATTAGGGGATGATATACCATTAGTAAATGAATAAGTTGTTGGTGAAATAGTTCCCATAGCTGCTGTTACTTCACCTGAGCCTGTTATAGTAGCAGTAGCAGTCGTGTTTTCATATATTTTAGGTAATACAATTGATGCTTGATAATAATCTTGTGTATATGCGCTTGTAAAAGTTGTTATTTCCGTTATAGCAGTATCTTCTGTATTATAAGCAACCGCATAAGAACTAGGTAACATTACTTTTGTTGTGCCTGTAACATCTTTTCTAAGTGTTGCAGTACGCTGGCTTTCAGCAACATAAGGGCTTATTGTATAAGCACTACCAACTGAATTTCCTGAGGGTACTGTTAATGTACCTACAGAAGGAGTTGCCCAAGTTAAAGTATATAATGTAGTACCACTTCCTGAAAATGTCATGTTTTCATTAGTAGCAGCAGAAGGCATTGTAACCGGTACATTATAAGTTATCTGATTTGTCTGTCTTGTATAAGGTAAAGATGTTGTAATAATATTACCTCCCATACCACTATGGCTACTACAATAATAATACAATGGACTGGGTGTTGTACCACTAACAACTATTTGTGTTTGATTACTTGTTGTTGTAACACCTGTTGTATATTCTGTTCCACCCCCATGAGTACCATTTGGTGTAGTACTAAATCTCAAAGGATGTCCGCTATTACTACTATCACTTTGATCAAATATATAAGTTTTACCTATAGTAAGCGCAATATTATCTTGTCTTATACCGTCTAATGTATATTTATTGCCAGCACTATAAGCAACAACTTTAACAGGTATTGTTTCTGTTCCTGTTATAGCTCCTGTATTTAAAGAATTTAATGAACTTGTTCCTACAGCAATATTATAAGGATTTATAAAATGTGTATTCACAGGAGCAACTATTATATCTTGTGATGTTGCACCCGCTGCTAATTCAACAAGAGTTGGGCTTACCGCTGCATCTGAAACAGAATCACCTACACTTATACTAAGAAGTGCTACAGTAAATGCTAATGAAGCACCTGTACCACCAACAGCTAATTCAATAGTTTGATTTGATGTGCCAACAGTATAGCTTATATTAAATACCAGCTTACCATCAACAATAGCAGTTGGGTTTGTTATGTTAACAGTTTGAGAACCTGAATATGTTAAAGTAACATCTGACGCTGCATTAAATTTAAAATCAGCATTTTTTGGTTCTACAAATACGGCCCATGTAATTGTTTCTCCTTGTTTAGCTCTCGCTACTCTTTCTCCTGTTATTAAAGTATTTGCGCCTACAGTTGTATTAGCTCTTAAAATTTGTAATGAAATATCAAAACAATTTGCATTAGTAGGTACTACACCAATATCTGATAAATCAGTTCTTAAAAAATCTAATTCCCAACCAGATGTTCCTTCATAACTTATATTATTAAATGTTTTAACAAGTGAAGGCCCATCATTTAATATAGGTTCTATATAAGAATCAGCAGAAGCAGCACCATAAAAACTATTTCTATTTACATCTTCTGAGTTATGCTCATATAATTTACCTGAATTAAATGTATAATATTTATTATTTAATGTTAAGCCACTTTCTTGTTTAAAAGATTTAAAACTTGTCCAACCTTTAGCATTTTCGTCAAATGAAACAGTAAAATATCCATCTGATGCAGTAGCTATGTTAGTATCTGTTTCACTGTCGTAGCAATCTCCTATAATAGTTAAATTATATAACCCATGATATTCATCATAAGAACCTATAACTTGTGTAGCGTGAGATAATGCATCTCTGAAAAAATCACTCATCCCGGAGTTTGATATATCTACAATTCCATTTTGTGATAATCTTAATACTGAACCTCTATTTTTATCAGTAAAATATCTTGCATATCCATATGTCGCAAAAGATTCAGGATTTTTTGATATTCCAAAATCTCCAGCATAAGGTGCTATAGTTCCTAAAAATTGTGTATTACTAGTTACAGGGACCGCACCACCTTCAGCAGAATATATAAAATCTTTATTTATAGGTGATCTAGACAATTTATCTTCTTGGAAAACAACTATTTGAGTATCATCAGCATAAAGTTTTTGAACAGAGCCATCTTGAGGATCTAATGATATAGTTAATCCACCTTCTGCCTCATTAAATTGGTTTATATAATTAACATTAGTTCTTGAATTAAATAAACCACTTGAATGTATGAGAGTATTAAACCTTCTTTCTTCGGCAAAATTTTCTTTTACAATATAAGCTCTAACACCTACATCAAAAGCTTTTTCATTAAAACCAGCTCTTAACCTATTAATTTCTATATGTGTACCCGATGTAAAGTTTAATAAATAACAATTAAAAAATCTAATATCAATAGTTGCCCCTGCGTTATTTAAAACTGATATTAAACCACCTGTAGATGTTTCAAAGAAAATATCCAAATCTGATTCTACTGGCTCTGTTTCATATACTGAAACACCAGATGTTATAGCAGATCCTGAGTCTGTAACAGTAGGTACATTAGCTGTACCTGCAGGGTTATTAATTGATTGTATTTTTGTTAAACTAGAAGTTGTTTGATTAACCCCATTTAATACTTTAGGATAAACAGAAACATTACAAGGAGATATTGAAGCACTTGTACTAGGAGGTATTACAGCTGTTTGATCTCTTGGTATTTTGTTTATGCTATCTCCAAGCCTTGCAATTACATTACCTCCAGTAAGAGCAGAAATCCAATTATAATATTCTTGTTCCCTTTGCTTTACAACTATTTTGTATGAATAAGCCCAATCAAGTGCTTTTAAAGAAGCTACAGCCGCGGCAGAAAAAGATATTCTTAAAGCATTAAATACACTAGTACTATTAGATTCGCCAGTTGCGGCATCTACAAATACTGTATCATTACCTGTTGATGATAATATTACGGGTGATTGTCTTCCAAATTTATCAGCTAATACAATACCAACTTGATATGTTCTTCTAGACTTAACAGACATAGATGTATCTAATGTAGCATATCTAGCAGAAGTTTCTCCTGTTCTTGTAACACTAAATGATATATCTGGTATATCAAAGTTTTGTAAAAAATTACCATATACAAGTCTCCCTCCGGCTAACTCTTGTGATTTAGCTTTTTTAGGTACTGCATCAGAAACCCTTGTTAATTGGTCACCAGGTAATGTTTTAAAAGGATCTTGTGATTTATAAAAAAAGTTTACAGATGCCTCCGTAGTAATTGTTTTTTCTTCAACAACATATAAAGTTGATGAACCTGTTTCCTTATATATTAATTCTACACCAGTAATACCATAACCTGTTGGTGTTGATACTGCTAACTGCACAGATTTAACTGCATTTACAAATGTTTCAATTTCTCCAAAATCTGATATTGAACTTGTATTAATTGTATCAGTATTCCCTAATCTTGAAAAGCATATAGGTGTAAAAGGTGCTAATACACTATATTCTCCATCTTCAAATTGATAACGATATGAAAATCTTACAAGTTTATTTTCTAAAAAATTAGATGTAATTACCGCACCAGTTTCATCTGTATTTGATAATGCTAATATTTCAGCAGCTTCATATGGAGAAAATTTAGCTACAGACATAAGATTATCAACACCTGCACTAATATTATAATGGCCTTCTTCATTTCTTGCAGTATCTACATTTATTTTTCTTGGAGGATTTCTATCGTCTGTAAAAAATAATAATGTATCAACAAGATTAACACCTGTAATAGGAAATTCTGTATGAAAATTTAATGTATTTTCATTTACTAAAACTATAGATTTATTAGCTTTTTGATCATATTCTATAATTTGATGATTTTTATTAGAGCTGTTTGAATGATCATAACTATCATTATTAGTAATAAAATAATATATTTTTTCGTTACCGTTATCTCTTAAACTACCAATAACTTTAGCCCCACTTATAGATGTAGATACTATTTCTTTATTACCTAAAAGATTTTCAACAGCACCCATATCAGAGCCCTCTGATTTGCTTACGTTTATATTTAAAGCCTCACGGTATTCTCCAGGTTGAACAAGTCTATCGTCAACGTCTCGATTCATTCGGCTTGCATTGAATAGCCTTTTAATTTCTGGCATATTTTAATGTTTAATCCACTTAGATTTACCTCTTAATACTTGCGCCATTTCTTCAGTTTTCATATTAGAAAGACGTATTTTTGCATTACGCATTTTAGCTCCTGCTTCTTTTTTAAATAAAGCTGAAGCGCCCGCACTTGCACTTCTAAGCTTAGCTAAATTATATAATATATTTGCATAAACTGCATCTTCAGCTAATTTAGGTATAAGTACGTTATCAAAGTCATTATTATCTCCAATACCATCTGATATATATCTTAGTATTATTATACTTCCTTGCTTAAATGAAGAATCAAAAAATATTTTACCAGCTTCTAAATCAAGTACATAGCTGCCATTAAAATTTTGTCTTTCTGGCTCACTACCATATCTTCTTCCAAAGTAGCTGTAATCGTCGTTATCATAATACCCATTATAATAATCAGCAGCTTCTTCTGCGGTTAACACTCTATCGGTACTTTGAAAACGTTCTAATGTATCAGATGTTTCTTTAAAAATTACACGGCCATCATTATCATATAAATATTTATAATCTTCATCTTGTGTAACAGCTTTTGTAGCTTTAGTAGCTCTACTTGGTTGTATTGTTTTTAAATTTCCAAAGCTATCTAAAAAAGATATATTTACATAATTAACATAATCAGAAGGCAATGACATTTGTAACGTACTATTAAGTTCTACTTCAATAGTTTTTTCAGCATGTAAAATATCATAACTAAATTCTTGTACAGATCTTTGTGCCCAAAAGGCCACTTCATATCTAGGCACTTTTGATAATATTTTACCATCACCTATATAAGCAATAATAAAATTGTTTATTATATCATTAAGATTAACTCTACTATAATATCCTGGTATTGCTAATCCCGTGCCTCCGTCTAAAGCGGAATAATTATCTACGTCTAAAGGTCTTCTTGATATTGCCATTATTGTTCAGTTGCTTGAAGTTGTTGATCTTTTCCTTGTCCAAAACCAGATACATCAGGTTGTTTTATAACAACACCTGCATAAGAAAGTATTTTTGCTACCAATGCATGCTTTTCAGAAGGATGCAACCTAAAATTATACGATTTTGCAGTTGCATTATAATCATCTGTAGCTGGGTCAAAAACAGTAGTATCATATATAGGTTCATTTGGAACACCTGCTGCTATTTGTGAAGCTGTTGGCATTAAATAACCCCATTTTGGTTTTTCAGGTGTTTTTATATAATCAATATCAACATCTGAAGTAATGGTATTTGGATATAATCTAATACCGGTTTCTCCTACTAAAGTAAAGACTGGTTGAGTTGAAACTGGAGAAGTTAATGGAGATAAATTTATATAGCGAGCTTCTTCATGAGAAACATAATCCGCTGTGCTTATCTTTGTTACAGAGTCTACTGTGTTGCTTACATTTACAACCCCTAATCTATAAAAGTTTGTAGGAAATTGAAATATATTACCTGATTTAGTTAAACTAACATTAGCATAAAATACATTTATTTTTTCTGATGTATTTAATACTGGATCGGCAAAATCACTTTGTAAATTTGCATTAAGCTCATATCCAGACTCTCTAGCAAAATAGCTTTCAAATATTTCATTTTGAGCTTGATCGGCTAATCTATTAAACTCTTCAGGAGTTATATAGCCTCTATTGTCTTTATTAGTTATAACTAAAACGGTCTGATAAACGTCATTTATATTTATAGCCATTATTTTAATTTTAAATTAGTTGATATAGGGCTAATTTCTTGCCCTATATCATTTATATTACGATAATTTTTTTGTAATAGATTTCATTAAATCAACACCTTCATCTGTTTTAAAATACTGTGCTAAAGCAGCATATGGATGTTGGTCAAAAGGAATTGTCATTACTTTTTTACCGTTAGCAAATTTAAATACTGTGTTGTCATCGGTTAATTGTAATATACCAACTTCAACCGCTCTATTTGCTAAATTTCTTAATTTTATATCTTCATCTTTTGATAATTCAATAAAAAGTTGAGGATCACTTTTTGCAAAATTATAAGCATCTCTTTTTAATTCTTTAGAAGACAATGTAGCTACAGTAGATCCCAATTCTGTTCTCATTATTGCTTCTAAGTGTTCTATATCTAATGTTCTTACTAGATTTAATGCTTCTAATTCAAATTCTATATTATCAACTTCGTCTTTTGCAATTACTTCTTCATCAACTTCTTCCCATAACTCTCCAGCTTTTGGATGATATAATGATAAAAGTTTTTGTAAAGATTGTTGTTGTCTAGGCACTTCTAAAACACCATCTAAAAAAACTATATGTGCAAGAGTTGCATTGCCTTTTTGTTCATCTACAAATAATGATTTTTGATTACTTGCATATCTTAGTTCTCTTTGCTCGCCTGATTCTTCATCAAACCATAATAAAGGTTTTCTTTGAGTGTGTTTAGATTGTATAGTCCAGCTAAGAGGAGATCTTCCACTTGCTAGAATATATGTTCTGTCTTTTATTTGCCAATTTTTTTCAATTTTTGGCATTTTAGTTTTTGTTTCCATAATATAATATAATAAGATTAATAAGAATTACCCCCGATAAAACACGGGGGTAAAACTTATATAAATATTAAGCGTCTTTGAATAATACAAAATTGTTTGCACCCTGAACGATTAAACATCTTTCAGATAAATAGTGCATTCTCATTTCGTCAATTGGAGAACTTGATGGTCCACCAACAGATCCAGTAACCCAAGACTTATTTTTTCTATTTTCAGTCTCAGAAGCTCTATATCTAATGTGTAAAAATGGTCTTTTGATGTTTGAACCAAGAACTTGGTCATAAACCGTAGAAGTACCAGCAGGCACTAATACACCTTCAACATCACCAAAACCTCCTCTTGTAGAAAAGTCATTTAAGTATTTCCAGTCAGTTTTATAGAAGTCATAAGAACCTCTTCTGTATCCAGAAAATCCTAAAGTTAATGCCATATCCTCGCTGTTGTTAAATACTCCAAAAGATGTACCTCCAGAATATCCACCATTTTGTTGTGCAAGAATATCGTCAATTTCTAAAGAAAGATTTCTATCTAAGAAAAGCATGTTTTCTTCAATAGCACCTTGCTTGTCTAGCTGAGTTAAAACAGCATCAAAATCAGTTAAGGCACCACCACCACCACCAGCTTGTGCACCAAAGCCTGAATATACATTTCCTCTTGCTTCAATAGCTTCAAAGAAACCTTCAGTACCTCTAGCAGTTGCTGTAAGTGAAGAATCATAAAAATCTAAAGTTGCACCAGTGTTTAATTGTTTAACACCTTCAACCATAGTCATTTCCATATAATCTTCCCAACGTAATCTATTTTCGTGTTCAGATTTTAAGTACCATAAATATCCGCTAGCTCCATTTTCAGAAGTAACTTCAATCCAGCCAATCTGTGCAGTATCAGAACCACTAATAGAATAGTGCTCTTTTAAAATTACAGGACTGTTTTTAAATGTAGCATAGCTAGGATCTAATTTTTCAGTAAAGTTAGAAGATCCTTTTGCAAATTCAGAACCATAAGCAAGTGCAGTAAATCTTTGTGCATTTGTGATAGCAGGAACACCACCATAAGCTTTGACTTGAAAATATTGTCCACTAACATTAGTAACAATACCTTTAATCATAGCACCAGTTCCTCCAATTGCAGATGTTGCGCTTGTTTGAGCTTGAATCATAACTGTTTGACCTTTTCTAAAGTTAACAGCTGTTGTACCCTGTGAAGTAACGCCTAAGCTAGTTGGTTGAGCTGTTGGTACAAAAAAGTTTCCAACACTACCACCTGTAGTTACTGCAGAAGCAGTTCCTGGAGTTGTACCACTAGTAGGCATAGTTCCAGAATTACTTAAATAAACGATATTTGCATATCTTGTGTGCAATCTACCTTGCTCAGTCCAAATAATTTGATCTGAAGTAGAAGGCATCTCCGCAGATACCATACGTAAGAAAGAACCGATAGATCTGTTTCCATATCTTTCAACTTCTTGCTCGTATACATCTGGTAAAAATTGTTGAGCCCACTGATTAAAACTTGAATCAGTGAAATCGATATAGTTCCCTGAATATAGTGCCTTAGTTTGAGTTGGTTGTAAGGCAGCGGGAACACCACTTGTAAAAGCCATATTTTAAAATTTTTAAGTTGTTATTATTGTTTAAATTTAATGCGCAACTTATCCGAAGAATTACCTGAAACAACTCTAATTTTATCGCCTGAAGATGTAGTAACTACAGAATTATCTGTTCGAGGAGTCATGTCAATATTATTAGCTTTTTTAGCAGCTTCTTTTATAGCGTCGGCACGGCCTTGCTCATAGAAGTGATTAGCTATTTTATCGGCATTTCGTCCTGCAAATAATGCTTTATGATAATCATTAGCATTACCTAAAGTTCCATCTTCAGCAATATATTCATTAATGAAGTTTTTCAAATCTGACTGGTATTTTTTTACATTTTCTGTATTATCTATTTTAAATCGATATTTGTTTTCACCAACCTGAAAATCAAAACCTTTGAAATCTTTATTGAAAACTTTTTCTGTTCGATCTAAAAATGTTTTTTGTTGCTTTGACCAATCTTCTTGTTCTTGTTGCTTAATGTTATAATACTCCATAGCCTTAACATACTTAGGATCAATATTTTCTTGCTTTCTTAACTTAAGATCCGCATAATATTGTTTCTTAGAATTGTCAAAATGCTTTTGAGCGTTATAAAGTTCTTCTTTAAAAGCTAATTTTTTAGCTTTTATATCTGTTGGTTCATCTGTTTCTTCATCATATGAAAAATTTTTATTCATTAAAAAATTTAAATCGTCAGAATCAAGATGAGGTTTTGTAGACTTATAATATTCTCTTAAAAGAGATACGTTATCCATTGATGAAAAGTCTCTATTAAGATTAACATAATCTTCAAGACTGCCACCGGTTTCTTCCATAAACTTTATAAGGTTGTCTACATTTTCTGGAAGCTCTTGTGTTTTAGCTTCCGGTAATATTTCTTTTTGTTCTTGTACGAGCTCGGGTTCTTTAGTATCTGTATCTACTTGTGCCTCGTCAGCTGTATTTTTTTCATCTGTAACAAGTTCTAAAGGCGATTCTATTTCTTCCTCCGGTTCTTCTTTGTTACTCGTATTTTCTTTTTCTTGTTTATTTTTTCCGGTAGGTTCTTCAAGCTTTTCTTTGTTTTCTTCTTGAACCTTTTCGCTAGTTTCGGATCCGTCGCGTACAGATACCTCATTTGTGCTTTGCTTTTGAACGGCATCCTCTTTTGGTTTTTGTGGTTTATCTAAATTTACTTTGTAAACACCATCAGGTTGCAAACCATAATCAGGGCTTACTTCTCCTTCCTTTACAGCTGTTTCTAAAACAGCCGCTTCTTTTTCTTGGGGTGAAGTTTCTTGTTTGTCTTCAACCGCTTTAACTTGTACTTGTTCTTCCATAATATATAATAAAATAATTAAACTATTGTTTACTTAGGTTCAAATCTTGATAAATCAAACCCACCTAATACATCGTTTCCTTTAGATTCAAAAGATTTTTTAGGTTTTTCTGTTGCCGGCGGACCGGTTATTTTTGAAACAGCTATTTTTTCTTTAGTAGCATTTTGTTTTTCAACTAATTCTTTTTGTGCTTGTAATTCTAATGCTTTTAATTGTACATTAAGATCATACTCAAATTGCATTAATTCTCTTTTAGTTCTTGCCTCAACTTCTAATTTTTTAATATCAAATTCATTTTCAGCATTTGATACTTGTATTTTAGAATCTGTTTTTATTTGTTCAGCTTGAGCTTTAGCTTGTTCAATTTGTATTTGTGCTTGTCCCTGAGCTTCTGCTTGTGCTACGGATGCAGCTTGTGATTTTTGTTGATCAGTCGCATCTTTTTTAATTCTTCTAAACTTTAATAATTGATTAGCTAATTTTGTATTATTAATTGCTCTAATATCAATTGCATCTTCTAAAAATATACTATTTTGTGCCAATGCTCCTTGTATATTAGCTTCCAATAATGATTTTTCTTCTACGTCAGGTTCAAGCTCTAAAAATATACCAAAATCATGCATATGCAGTTCTTTTAATTCTTCTAAAGAACCTACAGTAAATTTACCTAACGCTGATATAAATGCTTTTTTCTGAGGATGATAATTTAAAACATCTTTAAACCTTAAAGAAATTGCTTCAGCTAATGATAAAGTAACATACATGCTACTGTGTAATATATGTCTTGTTGCAGTATTACTATTTGCAGCCGCTAATTTTTGTACTCCCACTAATGCTTTTGGATCTGGATCAGAGCCGTCTCTTGCTTCGTTTAATCCGGTAATATCCCGTATCATTTGTAGATACTGGTTATATGCTGCTATTAAAACTTGTATTTGATTACCACCACCTCCGGGTAATTCTTGTATAGGAACTTTACCCTGATTAGGATCTCCATCAACAGTTAATGATCTACCAATAATAGATCCTGTTTGAAAATACATATTTAAAGCTTCTTGTGGGTTATAACTTGTACCATTACCAAGATCTATTTCAGCTAAACCGTCTGCATCAATATATACACCAGAAGGCGTCATTCTTTGAATAGCTTGCTGTAATTTTAAATGTGTTAATTGAATTAAATCTGCATAAGGAGTCATTTTTGAAACAAGAGAGGTTACATTGCCCTTATATAATCTTGGAGCACTTACAATATAATTCATCACAACCTTATTAGTATTAGACTGTGGTCGAATCATATTAGTTGCTTTCTCCCATTTTAAAATAATGTCTGTCCCCAAAATAAATACACCTTCATATACTACTTCTCTAGTCTGCGCAACTTTTTGAAATCTAGTTCTTTTATCTTTAGGTGGGTCAAAAGAATCATTTTTTTCAATAGCTTTGCTTGCACCGGAAGAAGTTTCTTTTATTTTATATACATCGTTTTCCCATGTTTTCCAATTAAAATATAATACAGTTAAAGTATTATAGTCATCTTCATAGTTATTATTATAATCACTTATATCATTATAAGATGTATAATTAGAGCCTTTTTTAGTTAATTCATATATTTCTTCATTATCTAAATTAGGAAATTGTTTTTTTAATTCATTAACTTTTATTTTTTTAACCTCTCCAAAATAATAACAATCTTGAAAATTAGGATCTTCAGTATAAGACCAAACTAAATTAGCGGGATCAACGTAATCTAAAACAATACCATCTGTATTATTAAATGTATGTTTTGCTGCAGATATTCCTAATACAGCTAAATCATAATCTAATCTTCTTTTTAATTCATTATATTTATTTCTTAAAAATATATTATCAATAGCTTGTTCTTGTGCAATTTCAATTCCTTGTTTATAATTTAATTGCATGTAAAGTTCTAATTCTTCTGTATTAGCTGGTAATTCAGATTCTGGAATATTTCTAGCATTAACGCCAAGCTCTGCTTCTATTTGAGTTAATATTTCTTTAGCGGCTAAATCTCTTTGTATATTTTCAACAAATTTTGTTCTTTTGCCGGTAGCTATAGTATCTTGTGCAAAAGCTTTTATTGAAAAAAGCCTGTCTTGCATTCCATTAACAACTATATCAACAAACTTAGGAATGATAGGTACAGGTTTCCAATCAAGATTTAAATAAGATAAATCACCGTTTATAGCAAATTCATCTTTATATTTTCTTATTGATTGTTCTCCTCTAGCATAAAGTCGTAATCTATGATATTCATCTCTAGCTTGGAAATACCTGCCGTTACCTCGGTCTTTATTAAACCAGTCTTGTTCTATTGCCCTGGCCACTTTTAAACCATACTCAGATGTTTTTTTTTCTGAGTCTGATACAGCTTGGCTTGGAAACTGTGCAACTTGCCCTGTAGTTTTTGCCATATTTATTTAATTAATTCGCTTCTTAATCCCTCATTCTTATATTTAGAAAAAGAAAAATCTAATTTTTTTGTTTGTTTTTCCATTGCTGGTCTATACATATGTTTTCTGCATGCCATTATTGCTAATCCGCTGCTAATAGATGCATCAAATGCAGTTCTTTTTAATATATCAAATTTTGCCCAATCTTCAAGTGTTCTTTGAAAATACATATTACCATGGTTATTTTCTTTTTTGCCAACATATTCTTCTATGTATGACTCTATAGCCGCAGCATGAGCTTGTTTTATGTCTTCAGATGTATTAGGTATACCACCTAATTCAAGTTCTGTTTTAGATAAATTACCTTTTAATTTATCAGGGCGGTTCATTGAAAATCCTCTATAGCCTCTTCTTTTAAAATAATATAAAAGTCTTGGTTTATTATTTTCAGCCAATATTGGCATTCCATAAAACGAACACGCCATTAAAACATCTTCAAAAAATATTTCAGCGGTTTGAGGTCTTGCAACGTATTCTAAAAAAAACTTATTAATAGGTACATCACTAACCATTGAAAAAGTAGTTAATCCATGCAGTGCTCCATTTGAACCACCACCCCCTACTGTTCCTGATATGTCATATGAGTCACAACCAAAAGCACCTAATCCATCATTACCAGGATATTTTATACCATTTTTTTCTATTATATTGTTTTGTAAATGCTTAGGTGGAATCCAGCTTAATTTAAATCTGCCTTTTTTTTGTGGTACCCAAATTGCTTTTGAATCTTTAATACCTTTTTCCCAACTAAAATTGCCCTGTATAACGTGGCCTTTAAATGTCATCTCTTCATTAAAATCTATTTGCTCATATATCTTAGTAAGATTAAATAATGAATTTAATGTTTCATCTCTAAAAGCGTGTTTTTCTGAACGAGGAAATTGTCTATAATATTCATTTAAACTATCTGAATCATTTTTTAAACCTTCAACCTCGTTTTCCCAATGCTCAATAACTCCTGTGTATATTTTTTCACCATCAATTCCTTCAACCGCTTTCTGTGGGCTGTTGAAGACAGGATAGCCATACTTGTCAATAAATCCTTCGTAGCCCCATTCCATAGGTAAGAACAAAGCATATAATCCGCTTGAAGTCTGACCATTGCGATTTCTTTTTGTAACGTCTGAGTCATAGTAAAGTTTTTTAAAATTATCTCCACCTTTATTCAAAGCGTTAGACGTTGATCCCATCATACACTTACCTACAATTTTTGAACCTAATCGCAAGCATGTTTTAGTTACTCTCCAGTTATTTAAAATATTATCCGGACGCTCCCACTTCCCTGATTCATCATGTACCAAGAGTTTAAGTTTTTCTCCATCATAGGAGTTGTCCCCGGTGTTTTTCCAGTCAATAGTAGTGTCAAGCCCTTTCCCAATTTCAACCTCTTCTGTGTCTGTGCTTTTAAGTGAATTCCTTGTAAGCTTTCTTGATGGTACTTTATAAGAGATTTCTGTTTTTGGTCTTTCCATCCCATCTTGTATTGGCTTGAAAAAGAACGGGTAATTTGTGGATATTGGTACAATCTTATCAGTAAACATTTTTTTAGCATCTGCCCCTGTTTTTGACAACACACCAAATCTTGAATCTTTAGTAGTCGTTGCAATGTTAACCGCTTCTGAGCTTGCCATGAAGGAAAAACCAGACCGTCTGTTTTTGAGATAGCACATTCCATAACATCTAGGGTCTGCTTTGCATGCTTCCCAAAAATAAAAGAATATTTTGTTTGCTTGTCTAAAGTCGGGTGCACCCACATCAATTTTTGTCCAATTAAGATACATATAGTGCGATCCTGTAAGGTAGGTTTTTGTGCCGTTACACATAAACCAGTAACCATCATTACGGCGATCAAACTCTTCGTTAATATACTTATAATATTTTTCTTTAACATTTTCTTTATTGAGTTTGAAATCATATATACTTTTTATTCTATTTAAAGATTCAGGCCTTTCCCTTTGTGTAAATACTTGATCTTCTTTTTGAATTTCAGATCCGTATACTTTATTAGGAGTTTTAGGTATTGCTATCTTTAGGCCTTGAATTTCATATATGTCACCTATAGTACCGTCTTTACTTATTACTACACAATCTAAATCCTCATTATATCCGTAATTGTATTTTTTATGTTTGTTTTTATTTTTTACTTTTTTATCGTCTAAATGGTCTGTATGAATTGAATATAAATTTTGTTTATACATTATTTAATTCTATCTTCTACACCTAAAAACTTTTCAGATTTTTTTTCTTGTTTATCTTCAGATAATTGTTCAATTTTTTCTACAATCTTTAATGAGTCATCAATTGCAACCCATTTTGCTTGTGCTGCTATTTTAGCTTTTTCAGGATCTAATTCTTGTAAATTTATTTCTTGTCTAATAACTTTTTCAAGTTCTACTAAAGCTTTTTCAGCAGCATCAATAATTCTTTGTTTTCTCGCCATAGTTTATGCTTATATAATTTGATAAAATTCTGTACAGTTTTTGGCCATCTATATTAAACTCGTATTCAGAATTAGGTTTAAACCCTACCAGGTCGCCTTCGGATAGCCCTAAACCTTTTAAATACTTATTGCTATACACAAGTACTCCTTGCAATTCTTTTTCTTTTAAACCGTCCCATTTTGATTCTTCAGTTATTGGCTTAACAAAACAAAAGTTATCAAAACAATTCCATTTACTTCTTCTTTTGTAAGCGAATACTTCTTCTGGTGATACTATGTATTCATTTTCATTTATGAACGCAGATGAATTTTTTTCAATACCTCTTATATCGTACCATCTTCTAAATACATTATGATGCAAAATAACTTTATCACCCTTTTTTGCTGGCGTTTTTATAAGCAAAGGCGTTGCTATTATAATACCTGTTCTATTAACAAATTGATAATCTCTTTCTGTAATTTCAGTATTTAAGATTAATTCCTTGTCTTCTATTTTTGTAGAGTTATTGTACCTATTATCACACTGAATGATATAATTGTATACTGAGTGCAATTTAATAATCTAAATTATACTCTACTGAAATAGCCATATTATTATTAAAATGCTTCCAAGGCAATATCTCGTCATTTTTTTTAATAAATATTTTATAGCAATTTTCTTCTTGTAATATATCACATATTGTATGTCCACCATAAACCTCTTGACCTACAGAATAATGCATTGCTTCATTCTTGTAATCTTGGCCAATAGATATTTTTCTAATTAATTTCATTAAATTTTTATTAATATGTCCAAATTGTTTTTTCAGGAGCATTTGGATAACCAATTCCTAAATGTATAAATCCTTTTTTTCTACTAATACCTATTCTAGTAAAACCTACTTCAATAGCAGCTTTAACTAATCTAAATGTTTTACCACCACTGTCGCTTACAATATCAACTGCCGCGCCGTATGAGTGTTCACCGGGCTGTTTTTTTGCTGCTTCTATTGGGTGTTCAGGGCTTCTATAGCTCGATGTAATTTTAATAGGATAACCATAAATTTCTCGCATTTCATCTAACATAGATAAAAGCTTTTCATCCATCATATCAAAATTACTAAATTCAGATTTATTAAAATATTTCATTTTATTTTTTTAATTTCTGTGTTATACCTATAATAGTATAAACGATAGTTAAAACTAATACTACGGTTTGTAGTATTGGGTTTATGTCCGGCAGAAAAGAAAATGTTATTCCGCTTACGGATATTCCGTAAATTTTTAAATCACTCATTATTTATGTTTACTGTTTCCAAATACTTTTTCTACTCCGCGCGATCCGAAATAACCTCCAATTACTATTGTAAGAAGACCGGTTATAGAATCTAAAGGGTAGCCCATATACCAGCCGGCTACGTAACTTACTGTTAAAAAAACTAAAGTTAAAGGACGAACATTTGCCGCAAGCCATGAACCCGAAGTCGCATCTGCCACCCAGCGTCTTGTTGTACCATCTATTTCAGCTCTTTCAATATCTAATTTTTTAAGTGCAATTTTTTTATCAGCTTCTGACATATCAGAACCTCCTATAATAGCTTGTATTACAGAACCTACAGGTGTATCACCCGCAATTGCACCAACGACGTTGGGTATTTTTTCTAATAAGAATTTCCCAACGCCTGTATCTTTAAAACGTTTTTTTGCCATATTAAATTAAATTTTATGCTGAAAATGCTAAATAAATATATTTATTCCCAGCGGTATTAAGTGTAGCAGATGCACCTAGATGTTCTATTTTTCCTGCAGCTCCAGTTCCTGATAATTGTATTATACTAGAGTAATCATAACCACCCGAAGCACTTCCATAATTATCGTCAGGGCTAAGTCCAAACCCATTAGATCTTTGATTATCAAAAATAGTCCAACTTCCAACTCCATCAGCTCTTTTAATAAGCACCCAGCCAGGAGTAAACCCTAAGGTTACATTAAAGGCACTACCCGTCCCAGTATAATATGCTACTTTACTATATCCTGCTACGCTGTGGAAACAATAAGCAATATGTGCTCCACCAGTTTGATTTTGTAATGTAAATAAACTAGCAGTTGGTGTAGTAGATGCCCATACACCTGTGCCTGTTACTTTTGCAGCATTTGAATTTAAACTTATTCTTACTGTATTACCTAAATCTTTATGATAAACGTGCCAATCATCAGAACTTGCAGTTCTTTTTAAAATTATCATTTCAGGTACAGATGATAATCCGTGTCCGTATGTATCGGTATTGGTATTTGGTTTATCCAGCGAAACAATACTAAATCCAGCGGCAGGATTTGCACTGACTATACTTGGGATACTCCCGTCTGTATTTATAGATGATAAGTTTCTATCGTGGTCTAAGCCTTTCCACGCCCAAGCTACAGAATTACCAGAACCAGAATTTGAGTTATCTCCGCTTCCTAATGTAAACCCATCTGAATCAAAAGAATTAAAAGCATTACTTAAAGAACTTTGTACATTAGTTGTGTTAGCCTGAATTAACTTATTTACACCTCTTATTGAATCATATATAGAATGATTATAAGCATTAGTTCTTGATTTAGTCCATACAAAATCTGGTTTAAAACCTAAACCTGTTATAGATTGAGAACTGTTATTAGCAGAAAATATTTTAGTTTTAAAACTATTAGCTTCAGTTGGTGCTGTAGTGTCTGGATTTGCGGCTATAGCCATAAATATATATTTGCCATTAGAAGCATTCCAATCAGCAGTACTATTTAAAAATTGAAAACCATTTGCGTAAAAATTAATATTATAATTAGTATTTGTATATTCTTGATCAGATTTGTCAGCTTGTAAAATTGAATTTCTTGGATTAGTAGAATTTCTTTTATTATCAAATATATTCCACGCGCCTGCTGCGTCTGTTCTTTTAATCATTATCCAAGCAGGTTCAAACCCTGTATAAACGGAAGGGCCATTAGTTGAACCATTCCCAACATAAGAACCTATACGTTGATAACCTGCTACGCTTTTAAAGATATATGCTACAAATTTATTACCACTTGCGTTAACTTCTGTACCGCCACTACTTCCTGCTTGAAATGTGGTAGAATTAACTGTGCCAAATCTATTTATATATTGATTAGAAGGGCTTGTTAAATCTAAAAATAAGGTTTCACTTGCTGCTGAAAAGGTACTTGACCAAACTGCCCAACTTGCAGAAGAATTATCACGATTTTTAACAATAATTAAATCTGGTGTACCTAATCCGTGTCCAATAGTATCGCCTATTGTGCTTGTGCCCGTATAAGATACTATTGAAAATCCAGCTTCTGCATTAGCAGCTACTGAACTTGCTATTGTACCATCAGTATTACCAGTTAAATAACCTGGCTGACTAAATGTTACATTACTATCCGTCCCACTGTAATTACCGCTTAAATCTACTGCATTTGTTTGTAGTGGATAAGATGCAACACAGCCTGCGCCTGCAGGATAATTTAATGTATTATTACTAGCTGCTGGTTCTGCGTATAGGTCAGATATTTCACTCGTAGTTAATACATCATTAAATATTCTTACTTGGCCTATACTCCCATTAAAAAAATATTGTGATGTTGCATTATAGACACCGATAGCGTGATTTGCGTTAGAGGTGTTTGCACTTCCTGTAGCAGAGCCTGTAGCACTTCCTAAAGTTGCAAGTGTTCCATTAATATATACTTTAGAATTAGATGAAGTTTCTACTGCACCACCATTATAAGTAAAAACAATATGATTCCAATTGCCTAAACTAATAGTTTCACTTGTTACCCAGTTTTTATTGTAATAACTTATAATTATTTCCTTTGAAGTTCCGACAAAGTAGCCAAATGACTGTAATGTTGCAGCATTTCCTGAGTTAAATATACATAAACTTCCTGAAGGTGTTGAGGTAATTTTTACCCAAGCAGATACACTTCTTGAATTTGCACCTACAAAATCACTTGATAAAGTTGGTAAAACTATTTTGCTACTACTACCATTAAAGGCAGTTGATAAATTAGCTAAAGGTGCTTTCCAGTTCCATGATACATAATCTTCACTTGAAACATTTTGATTGCCTGCGGTCCCAAGTGTAAACCCATTTGCATTAAAGGCTGTTAATGAGTTTTCTGTATATTCCGCATTAGCTAAATCACTGTATAATCCTTTAGTTGCTCCTCTTACTGAATCAAATACCCTATGATTCCTATTAGAACCTCTGCTTTTAAGCCAAACAAAATCCGGTTGAAAAGTTGTGGTTATAGATCTAGAAGTAGCATTACCTGTATATAATACCGTATTAAAATAGTTCTCAGGTGTAGTTATAGTATCAGCACATTGTATTTCATTATAAAGTTTTGTGACTTCATCCGCACTAATTACTTTATTAAATATCCTAACTTGATCTATTCTACCTTCTGCAAAAGTACTACCATTTAATCCGCCAATAGCAAAATTGGTATAAGATCCAATAGATGAACTTGAAGTGTCAGATGTTCCTTGTACAAGTAAAGACCCATTTACATAAACTTTGAATGCATTTGAATTTGAAGTACCATCCCAAGTAAAAACAACGTGATGAAAAGCAGTCGTAGAATAAGTTGTAGAACCCGTAGCTGAACCTGCTAAAGACGAAGTACCCTTAGCTACTAAAGCACCAAACGATTGACTATGCCAATACACTGTTGGTCCTTTACTTGCAGTAGCTACTCCTTGTCCTAAAATATATTCAGTACCTGTACTGCCTTGAGGATTATACCAAAAAGAAATTGATGTAGCACCATTAGGAATAACTTGATTAGAAACTTCTATTTTACTACTACTACCATTAAATTTTCCAGCAAAACCATATTTACCTTGAACATTAAAATCTACATTTGTAGCTGTACCATTATAAGAACCAGTTTCATCTGTAGCATCTTGCATTTTATAATATGCTACAGTAGATGGATTAGATATAGTACCTAGTGCTGCTGTAGTTGTAGTTTCATTATAAAGACTATTTATTTCACCCGGGCTTAATGCTTTGTTGAAAATTCTTACTTGGTCAATACTCCCGTTAAACCATGCTGCCACATATGACCCGTTTACATATCTTCCTCCTATTCTAAAAGCATCATATGTATCAGTAATTAATATGGTTGTAGTGTGAGTACCATCTAAAGTTCCATTAACATAAGTTTTTAATGTTGAACCAATCGCAGTTCCACTCATTGTAAGTGCACAATGAACCCAGTCTCCTGTATTTACATCTGCGGATGATGTAGGCCCATAATTTTCTCCATTGCCTTTACCTGAAGTAGAATATAATTTATTATTATAAACAAACATATTTAAACCACTAGCGTGACTCGCCCCCCCATTAGTTATTATACTTTGAAAACCAGTTGAGGTAGTTTTAATCCAAGCTGAAAAACTTCTTGCACCACCCCCGGAATTAGGGTTATCAGCGCTTATATAACTACTACTCCCATTAAATACCGCAGCTTTATCAAACTTGCCTGTTGCATAAGTTACATTAGATGCAGTACCGTTATAATCATATATTACATTTGATGCTGTTCCATTATAGTTTGTAGATAAATCATTTGCATTTCCTTCAAAAGTATATGCTGCAACACAACTAGTATCACCTAAAACTTGTAAAGTATTAACTGTAGTTGTAGTTTCGTTATAAAGAGTTGTAACTTCTGAAGCTGATATTACTTTATTAAATATTCTTACTTGGTCAATAGAGCCGTCTGTATAAGCTTGTGTTACACCCGGGGAATATTCGTTCATACCTATATCAAACGAACCTGTATTGTTTGTTGTAAATGGTGTGTTTGAAAAAGTTCCATCTTCGCTTCCATTTATATAAATTACCGTACTACTTTGTTGAACTGTAAATGCAATATGCTGCCAAACATTTAAAGATAAAGATGTTGTACTATTTTCAGTAGAAGTAACAGCTCCATTATTAGCACGGACTAATTGAATTTTTCCTGAGGTACTTATTCTTACACCTAATCCATTCCAACCCCCAACACTATTAATAAATGATAATACATATTGATTCCTCGCTATATCTGATGGTTTTAACCAAAAGCTAAAAGATACACTAGATAAACCATTTATTGGGTTATTAGATAGATTTATTCTACTACTGGTCCCATTAAATATACCACCTTTATTAAACTTACCTGTACTAGATGCAGTATCATTAGCGTTGTCTTCAAATCTATATAGAGCTGTAGATTGAGTTGTACCTCCATCTAATATTTGCGTAGTGTCTGTAGTACAAGCTACGCTACCGGTGTTAATAATTTTTTTACCTAACATTAATCGTTAAAGTTATAAGTATATTTTAATATTGATTCAACAGTTGTAAGTGCTGCAACTTCTGCTTCTATAGCAATAACTTTATCTCTAATTTTTTTTCTATCCGCAAGT